AACCGCGCGCGATTGTGTGGGTCGAATCGCCACTCGTTGCGTGTATCGCTGGGCCGCTCGCTGCGATAGAGATAGCCGTTAGACGGGGCTCGGCGGTGGACTCTGCGGTGGACTCGGCGGTGCGCTTGGCGGTGCGCTCGGCGGTGGACTTGGCGGTGGGCTCGGCGGTGGGCTCGGCGGTGGGCTCGGCGGTGCGCTCGGCGGTGCGCTCGGCGGTGGGCTTGGCGGTGGACTCGGCGGTGCGCTCGGCGGTGGGCTCGGCGGTGGACTCTGCGGTGGACTCGGCGGTGCGCTTGGCGGTGCGCTCGGCGGTGCGCTCGGCGGTGGGCTTGGCGGTGGACTCGGCGGTGAACTCGGCGGTGGGCTCGGCGGTGGACTCTGCGGTGCGCTTGGCGGTGGACTCGGCGGTGGACTCGGCGGTGCGCTTGGCGGTGCGCTCGGCGGTGCGCTCGGCGGTGGACTCTGCGGTGGACTCGGCGGTGCGCTCGGCGGTGCGCTTGGCGGTGCGCTCGGCGGTGGACTTGGCGGTGGACTCGGCGGTGGACTCGGCGGTGGACTCGGCGGTGAACTCGGCTTGGTATAACATCATCGGAGGCCAGTTCTGGTCGTGGTGGCCAGCCTACACGAGCTTCTTCCGCGAGGCCATGCGTCTCCACTTGCCAGACGGTCTTTGGGATCGAGACCGCGCCCATGCCGACACCGCGATGAGCGCGTGCTGGTGGTGGCCGCATCGAGAGTTCATCATTGTCTCGAATCGGCCGGATACAATTTCGCGCAACGCGCGAGGTCAGCTACACAGCGACACGGGCGCGGCGCTACAATTCCGGGACGGATGGACTCTCTATTCGCTCAACGGCGTGCCGGTCCAGCGGTCTCTGGTAGAGACACGCGCAGAGGATCTAGACCCACGTCTTATCGTCAGCGAGCGTAACGTAGATGTGCGCCGGGAGATCATCCGAAAAATCGGCATCGAGCGTGTCTGCGCTGGGCTTGGCGCGACGGTGCTGGACACCGGCACGGACGACGCGGGCCAGCCGTGTGAGGTGTTGGAGCTGCATCTCGGTGATGGGGTTCCGGTGCGGCGGTACGTGAAGCTTCGACACCCCGGCGTGGGGACGTACCATATCGAGGCCGTTCATCCCGATTGCCGTACCGTGGAGGCGGCGCTCAGATTTCGTCGCGGCGATCATCCGTTGATTTGGCAGGCATAGCACCAACACGAGGAGTGCGGTGATGCAGAGAGCAGGATTTGGCCATGGTGATGTACTGCTGATCCCGGCCACGATTCCGGTGGACGCGAAGCTGATTGACCGGCGCGTGCTTGCGCACGGCGAGACAGGGCACGCGCACGCGCTTGTGGACGATGCCGATGTGTCGGTCTACGAGGACGACAAAGGCACGCTCTGGCTCCGTGTGGGCCCGAAGGGTGCCGGGATCACGCACGAGGAGCACGGGCGGCACGAGATCGCGCCGGGTGAGTATCGAGTGGGGCGGCAGGCCGAATGGGACTACGACGCCGCCGAGAGACGGAACGTCGCGGACTAACACCTGAGAAAGCGATGAACAAGCCAGAACCGTCCTGGATCACGGCCAACGCAGGCATGTCGCTGGTCTCGTGCGGCCGATGCTTCGGGGAAGAACGCTTCGAGTTCCCCGTCCAGATGGGAGATTGGGCTGAGCGGTCCAAAGAAGTTCATCGCGCGGCACAGGACGTGCCCGGAGCCGTGCGCGGGTGCTGATCTTCGCGCGCCGGCGGTTGCGGTGAGTGCGCTGGGGTGGATCGTGTCGGACGATGTCGGCGTGAGTTCGATGACGATCTGGGCCGTGATGATGGGCGTCCCGTACGCCAGCCAGCATCCCCCACGAGATGTCGGCGACTTCGGCCGGTGATGAACGGCGACTCGCGACCTGACACGATCAAGGACTTCCCGGGGACGACCATGGACCGCGCCGGCGGACACTGGCCCAATCGCCTGACCACAATGATCATGCTCGGCGCCAGCGGCACGACCACGCCCGAGACCGTGGACATCCCGGCCATCGAGGAGTCCGTCGAGCGCAAGTACAACATCCTCGCCCAGGGGATCGAACACGGCACCTGGCACACCCATCACGACAGTTTCCTATTCCTCGCCAAGGACCGAGCGGTGCCGGCGACGCTCCGGTTCTACCGGACTCAGTGCGACGCGCTCGGGGCCGGGCAGGACCAGCTCAACGGAATCGACCGGCTGATCGAGCGCGTGGAGCGCTTCCAGTTACTCCACCCGGAGCTGGTCAAGGTGGCGGACGTGGACCCCGAATACGCGGTCAGAATCACAGGACCGAACTCCGCATGAGCGAGTTGCCCGGCCGGGCAAGGCCCACCCGCCTCGAAGTCGACATCTTCCGGCGCGACGTTCCGTACTGGCACGACGTCTACGTCTACACGGAAGAGACCCCGGGCGACCTCTCGACGAGCATCCCGGACGGCGGTCCCGACTTCTTCGTCTACCGCGGGCGTACAGCCATCGCGGGCTGGCCTCGGGCCCGGGTCAAGGCGTTCCGGTGGGTGGAGAGTGGGGACAAGAAGGATGGTCGGTCTGGTATAGGCATCCAGATCGCATTGGAGCGCAACGAAGCCGCCTGGAGGCGGGAGACCGAAGCCGCCTTGGAGGAGTACAGCCGTGGTCTCGGGTTCATCAAGGCCCTGCTGAAAGCGAGGATTGACCGGATTACCCAAGACAAAGCGTGTTATTCGGAATCACCGCATATCCGGTCGGGAATAACGCCATCTACACAGCCAGCGCCGAATCAGCGCCATTCCCCGTATCGTTATGGGTACGGGGCAGCGGGTGGGACTACATGATCCGCCTCGTCCTCTTCGCCGTCGGTCTGATCGTCGTGATCTGGACCGTCTACGTGCTCGGCTACAGGGCCGGATGTGACGACCAGCGGGAGGCTCGTGGTCTACCGTCGATGGACGACCGGTGACACCACCCGTCAGCGACACACCACTCCTCGTCCTCTACGTCCGGGTCACCTGGGCGGCCCGCTGGGCGATCCTGCTGCTGGTCTTCGTCTCGGTCTCGACGACGTTCGGGATACAGCTCCGGGGCGGCCTCGGGCGCACCTGGGAGGCGAAGGCGAAGCTCGGCATCGACCACGTGGGGGACCTCGGAGGGGCACTCCCGATCCTCAAGGCCCGCCTGACGAGCGGGGACTTCGCCCGCGAGATCGGGTTGCCGGCCGGGTCCAGCGTGGCGGTGGTCGGGGTCGCAGTCCTGGATGTCACGGTCTCGTCGACGAGTGCCGATGACTCGATCCGGGCCGCGAACGCGCTGGTCGACCGGCTCATCGAGGAACAGAGTGAAGCCCGACAACGATCCGAAGGGGTGCTGTCGGGGCAGGAGGCAGCCCGGAGAGCGCTGGTCGAGCGCGAGCTGGCGGCGATCAAGACCGGCACGGAGACGATCCGTGCGGAGCTTGCGGCCCTGACTCAATCAGTCCAGGTCGCCGCGACGGCCGCCGATGCCGCGATCCGTCAGGCCGCCGCGACCCCCAATCGTGGCGTCATCATCGGGGACACCCCGGAAGAGCGTCGCTTGGCCCGGCTTGAACGGGAGCGGGACAAGGTCGAGGCCGCGGCCGACCACCTGGAGCAGCGTCGGGGCGATCTCATGGCCCCGATGTCACAGGCCGGCCCGGTGACCACGGCGCCCCGGATGACCCTGACCCGAATCGACCGTGCGGTGGGGGCTACGCGGCTGCCCAGCCACATCTGGACGACCCTTCTATGCTCTGGAATGGGGTCGTTCCTCCTGGGGGTTCTGCTGGCCGCGCTCCGCTTCTGGTGGCAGGACGAGATGGTGAAGGAGCGTGTCAGGAACGAGCGCATGAAGGCCGGGGCGTGAGCCGCTCCCATGGCCTCTTGATCCCCATCGTGATCTTTGGCATTCTCGCCGCCGTGGCGATCCACTCCCTGTTGACGGAGATCGGGGCGATTCAATGAAACGTGGGACGAGAGGAGCGGACGATGAGATTTGTCGGAGAGACTGACCCCGGCGTGTCCCCGGAGGCGCGGGAGCGGGCGACCGACGCGCGTTCAGAGCGGCCTGGACGACGACGACGCGCGTATCGCCGGAGCCCCACCCATGACGCCCGCTGAGCCGAGGGAGGAATGATGGAGCACCCGTGAACACCGCCCGCGCCCTCGTGGCGCTGGTCCCGGCGACGGGGACGGAGGGCGCGTGGGGAGGGCGCGGAGAACTGATCTGATTGCCATCTGGACCGTCACCTACCAGGTCCGGTACGCCGGGGCCGTCAACGAGCGGTCCCTCACAGTCGCGGCCGGGTGCGTCGAGGACGCGATCAAGAAAGCGAAGGCGCACGTGACGAAGCAGCGTCATCACGCGTGGGTCGTGACGGTCGGGGTCGCGCTGCTGGCGAAAGCGGATCTGTGAACCCCGCAATCCTCGTATCCACACGGCCTCGTCGGGTACACTGAGCCCCACGACACCACGAAGGAGTGACGACTATGGCCAAGCTCCCGAAGAACTTCAAGTCGTTCGTCAAGAAGGGCGCCGAGGGCTCGCCGATCGAAGAGAAGAGCGAGAGCGCGGCCGAGATGCGGGCCGAGAAGAAGAATCCGTTCGCCGAGATGGCCGAGAAGAAGAAAAAGAAGAAGTAGCGTTGCCCGGCGGGCAGTGATTCCGCTCCCGACCCTTGACCCAGGAGGAGCCTGAGATGTCCGAGCAGAGAGCACCGTACGGGACCGCTGTCCTCAACGGGGACGACACGCCTGAGACGAGCCCGGACGTGCGCGAGCAGTTGCGCCGGTGGCTGGACGCCGAAGCGGCCTCGCCCGAGCACGCGATCCTGCTGCCGTCGGCCGCGAAGTCGTACCTGCGCGCCTTCATGGACGCGCTGGACCGGGCTGAAGAGACGATCGACCGACTCAACCTCGCGGCTGACTTTCTCGCGGGCGACGTTGCTCAGATCACGGCCGCCGAGCACAAGCTGATCCGCCAGCGGGACAACGCCCATCGTCTACACGCGGCCCACGAGCGGTTGCTCCGGCGCCACCGGGAGAAGATCCGGGACTTCGAGGCGCTCCGGACTGCCGTGTTGGGCGAGGAGGGGTTTCACCCTGCGGTGGTCAATGAGATCAAGTGCGCGGCCATCGCCAACGGGTTACCCGAGAAGGCCCTTCAGCGTCGGACTCGGAAGCCCGCATGACCACCGGGAACCGCGCGCACGCAGCGCTGTTCGCCATCGTGGCGCTCTGCGTCGTCTTCGTCGCGGCGGGCATGGTCGTGATCCTGAACATGGAGCGCCCGGTCACACAGAAGCCTGCGGCGACGATGACGGAGGGGAGCCGCGGCGCTACCTCTATCGCCGTCACGGGCGGCGACGGGAAGCTCGCCATGGGCGACACGAAGGCGACCGCCGCTGTGGCCGCTCTGGCGATCATCACCGCGGAGAAGATCCGCACCGACGAGGAGGCGGCGGCCAAGGCCAAGGCACGCAAGGCCCCGCCCACCACGCCGCGCCTCGAGACGAGCGGGTGGAGCGTGCCCTACGGGGTCCACGGGGCTCCGTCGAAGGCTCAGGCAGCCCTGACGATGACCGAGGATGTCGGGTATCCGGTCGCCCTACGCCCCGATTACTGGAACGCGCTGGCCTTGGCGGTCGGGTGCCCGCAGACGTTTGCTTGGGGCGGCCGGCTCACAGACTCGGATGCGCTGGCGATCCTGCGGTGCGCGCAGAGCCCGGTCGCGCGCTGAGGAGGACACAGCCATGATGACCATTGCGCTCGCGTGTGCGATCGCCACCACGTTCCTCCCGCCCGCTGGCTGGACCATCGTCAAGATCGAGCCGCCTGCTCAGCACGTAACGAGCATGCTCTACGTGCCGGGGACAACAACTTGGCAATCGGAGCGACAACCACCACCGCGGGCCATCGTCCATCTGACGCGTGAGATCAAGCCCGGCGAGTCGGTGACGCCTCCTGACGGCTGCATGCCCGTGTCCATGAGCGGCCGGTGAGCGTCCTCTACATCCTCCGGTCCTGGCTGGCCTTCGAGGTCGGCCGTCTCGTGGGTCGCCGCTGGGGACGGACGGAGCGGTACTGATGGCCTGTACGCTCGACGCCCCCTGCGGCGGGGCCCTCGTGGAAGACGCGGCCATCCTCCGAGAGCAGCTCGGATTCCGCTTCTTCCGTTGCGGAAACGGTCACAGCCACAAGGTCGTCAAGACGACGCGCCGGCAGTACGGTCGTCCGGTCACGGCCCAGTGCAAGGGCTGCGGGGTCATGTTCGAGCGGGTCCCGATCAGCCGGCGGGCTGGGCGCCTGCCGCTCTGCTGTTCGCGCGCCTGTGCCCACGACGTCGCGGCCCGAGCCCGTATGAAACTCCACTCCGCGACCGTCGTCCGGCTCTACGTGGGCCAACACTGGACGCTGATGCGGATCGCCCGGCACTTCGGTCTCGCACACCACGAGGCGGTGACGACGGCCCTGCGGCGGGCCGGGGTCAAGCCGCGAGTCCACACGTCCACGCGCCAGTGCATCGAGCCGGACTGCCGGCGTCCTGTGGACGCGCAGGTAGACCGCGCGCGCCACGGGAGTACGCGGTGTCGGGCGCACCGGATGGCGCGGGAGCGAGCCAGGTCCCTCAAGTGGTGGCGAGCGCATCGCGGGAAGGCTAAGGCGGCATGAGTTTCCTGTCCCGAGGAATGAATGGAGTTCTCGACTGGCTCACCGCCGACTCCACTGCCCGCCGGGCACGCTCGATGGACTGGCATCTCCGCAACCTCAACTTGGTGCGCCACCGGCCCTGCGGGAAGTTCGTGATCCAGCGGCCCGACGACCCGGAGATCCAGCGGCTGCTGCGGATGGACCTTGCGGCGTTCAACGCGGCGATCTGTGGGTGTGAGGCGGGCGCGTTCGTGATGAGCGAATGATGGACTGCGAGCCAGAATACCAAACCGCGTTCTATGCGTGCGGGTGCTGGGCAACTGGATATGGATACGAACGGATACCAGCCTATTGCCCCGAGCACGGACACCCCGCGGTACCTCCCGGCTCAATCCTTGACGAGTTCCGCTGCTCCGGCGAGTGCCCGATTTGTGGCGGTGATGGCCACGTTTGCGAGGCGCACCCAGATCGCCCGTGGCGCGACGGCGACGGATGCTGCGGCGCGGCCGGGATGCCCTGTCCGAACATCACGAAGACGCGCGCGGCATTCATGTCCGCGCCCCGTTCCACTTCGTGAGCATGGACGCGAAGGCGTGAAACCCAAGCCCCCGAAGCCCGAGCCAACGCCCCGCCCCGAGAACCACGGGAAGTTGTGTCAGTGTATCGGGTGCCGATCGGCGCGCACTGCCCGGCCGGGCAAGAAGTGAAGGTCGAACTCTGGGACCGCGACGGCGTGCCGCTCCGGTACGCGAATCTTCCGATCGAGCGCGGTGAGAGAGTCGTGAAGATCCCGATCCGTTCACGCCTCACCGCGAGCGCGTTCGACAGCGGCGACGCCATCCCTGACCACGCCCCATTCCACGACGCGACCTACCTCCGCGTCAACCCCGGACGGGCCGGCGTGCCGATTTTCCGGGAACAGGTGTGAGCGGCCCCCTACGTCGAGATCTTGAGTGCTGATCCACCGCGGCTTCCGCTACCGCATCTACCCGACCCCCGAGCAAGCCGAGCGCTTGCGCCAGTGGGAAGGGTCGCTACGAGTGCTCTGGAACCTCGCCCACGAGCAGCGCCTTGCGTACCTGCACCGACACGTCAAGATGCCGTCGGCCTTCGACCAGATCAACGAGTTGACGGCCCTCCGTGCCGACGTGTCGTGGATCGCGGATGTGCCTCGGGATGTGACCGCGCAACTCCTGGTGGACCTCGACGCGGCATGGCAACGGTGTTTCTCGAAGCTGGCGCGGCGCCCCCGCTGGAAGAAGAAGGGGCGTGACGTGGTAAATATCACCGGGCCGAGATCGGCTAGGTTCCGACTGACCGCCGACGGCCTTGTATTTCCGAAGCTCGGCGAGATCCGTGCCGCCCTGCACCGACCGATCCGGGGCACCCCGAAACGCTGCACGATCAGTCGAGAGGTCGATCAATGGTTCGTGTCGATTCTGTGCGAGCAGGACGTGCCCGACCCTGAGATCCGTACCGGCCCGATCGTGGCCATCGACTGCGGGATCACCAACCTGCTCGCCGACTCGGACGGCGTGCTGACGCCGAATCAGAAACACCTGGAGCAGTCGCTCACGAAGCTGCGACGAGCCCAGCGGGTCGTGGCCCGCCGTGAGAAGGGGTCCCGTCGTCGCGAGCGTGCAAAGATCCGGGTCGCCAAGATCCACCGGAAGATCCGCCGTCAGCGGGCGCACGTCCTGCACGAACTCTCGTCCCGCTACGCCAAGAGCCACGGCGTGGTCGTGGTCGAGAACCTGAACATCGCGGGCATGGTCAAGAGCGGGCTCGGCCGGCACATCGCCGGAGCTGGTTGGGGCATCTTCTGCACGATGCTCCGCTATAAGCTGGAGGCCACGGGCGGCACGCTCGTTGAAGTCCCCGCCGCCTACTCAAGCCAAGCCTGCGCTCAGTGCGGCGTGGCCGATGCGGCGAGTCGTCGCGGTGAACAGTTCCGCTGCGTCGCCTGCGGGCATGAAGACCACGCGGACTTGAACGCCGCCAAAGTTCTTCTCAGCCGTCGAAGCGACGGTGGTGCTGGCCGTGGAGGCTACGCTGAAGTAAAGCGTCCTGCGAAACGGCAACTTCGCGTCGTAAGGCGCGGACGCTCGACTCAGGGTCTGGGGCCACTGCAAAGCCACAGACTTCAGGCCGTGTGATGTTTACGCCGATCTTCCAGGAGCAGCTCTAGCCCGCCATGGCGGTGACCGTCAACGCTCCAAAGGTCGAGCCCCAGGTGCCGGACGGGGCGAGTGTGTACGCGCCGAGTCCGACCGCCGAGGAGTTCATTCACGCCTGCGCGTCCGGGCCGATCTCCGAATTTCGCGTGCTGTCTTTAACATCCAGTCGAGGTGAAGGGAAGACAACCGCCGCGATCTACGCCCTCTTCTGTCTCGGTCAGCGTCTCGCCCAAGATGGTCTGTCAGGTCGCCTTCCGCTCCGCGTCGCCGTCGTGAGAGATACGTTCCTGAACATCCAGAGGACCACGATCGCCTCCCTCCGCAAACAAGCCTCTAAGGGTTTACCGATCGAGTTTATCGCTGGTGGTGAGCAGGCATTGATGGGGCCGTACCTCCACCTGTTCTTCTTCGGCATGGACAGGCGCGCGGACGTGGACAAGCTCCAGGGCTTCGAGGCGGCTGCGCTGTGGCTCGAAGAGGTGGCTCCCGGCGCCGAGTTGGATGTTGGCATTCCAGCCGAGACGTTCGGCATCGGGGCCACCTCTCTCCGCCAAGAGGGTGTCCCGCATCGCATCCTGATGACGATGAACCCACCCGACTCTGACCATTGGAGCCTCAACGTCGATCAAGTACTCGCCGAGAAGGGGCTCGACCATCTCGTCTTCCGGCGCTTCGAGATGCCACCAGGGGAACGCAGCACCCACTTCAATCACATGGCGACCCGCGCGGCGAAGGACGGGAGGCTGCGCGAGGCCGCCATGTGGCGGGAGGCGGCTGATGACTTCGACCGATACCGCTCGCTCAACGAAGCATTCTTAGAGTCGATCGGTCGGCACGATCTCGTCTCACGGATGGTCCACGGCAAGGTCGGCGGTGTCCAGATGGGCGAGGCCGTCATCTCAACCTTTGAGCGCGATCTACACCTGACTGAGCCGGGCGAACGATTGATCGCGCTGCCGAGTGCTCAATTACTCAGGGCTTGGGACGGCGGCATGACGCCAAGCACCGTCTGGATTCAAGAGACGGCCGCCGGGAACATCGACGTGCTCGGCTCGCGCACCTCGATCAACCTCGCGATGAGCCAGCACATCCTCAATGAGGTCATTCCCTTTCAGGAGAAGTTCAAGCTCTACCCGAAGCGCGGCACGGATGCCTTCGGGAAAGGCCAGCGGATGGGATGGGACTTCCGGGACGTGGGCGATCCCGCACTGTTCCAGGGTGACATGGTGAACAACGCAGAGATCAGCGCCGGGACCGCCATCGAGAACCTACTCAATACGATCTTCGAGCCGGGCCCGATCGAATGGGCATGGCGACGAGACGCGGGCAACCTCGCATTCGAGCGCGCCGCGATGGGACACGCGAAACTCGGGGTGATGAGTTCCGACGGCCGCCCACGATCTAGGCCGCGGCTGATTCGTATCCAGCACGACCAGAACGACATTCTCATCAAGGGCGCGGCGGGCAGATTTCATTATGTGGTCAACATGGCGACGGGGCGAATCGACCCGAATATCAAAACAGCTAAAAGAGCCTCGGGCCTCTTCGCCCAGCCGATCGACGCCTTGCTCTACTACCTCGCGATGCGCTTCCCCGCCCACGAGTGGATGAAGAAGCAGCCGCGCCCGCCGGGCACCCCGGAGCAGCCGCCGCGGGACTGGTCGGGGGTTTGATGTCGGGCGAGCAGCGGGTCGCCGCCCTCGACCCCGAGGACGGCATCCACCTGGTGACCCACGAGGGCACACTGATCCTGCACGGGGTCGGGGCCAGCCAGCCGGTCATCGGGGCGCTCATCGTCGCGGCGTCGATGGACCCGCAGGGATCGGGCCGGCGACAAGCGTCGTTCGGATTGCGCGGCGACATCATCGCGACCCTTGAGGCGCTTGGCTATTTTCTGGCGAACAATCGAGCCGCCTGCGACATAGTGCAGGGGGTGATCGCCATCCATACCAGCGGCACGCTGTCCGGCGACCCACCGGCACCACAGGAGGGGCCTACATGACGCATCGAGTCACGGTTTTCGCGCTGGCCGTCATGCTGGCGCTCGTACTGCTCGTGGCCCCGACCTCGGAGGCCCACAACGTCGCCAAGGGATCGAATTTCTCCTGCACCTCCACCGCCCAACAGGTCGTCGCCCCTTCCAGCACGACCGTCGCCCTGTCGATCTTCAACAACGCGGCCTCCGGGGGCACGGTGATCTACTTCTCGGACAATAGTGAAGTCACGCTGACCTCCAGCACAGGCTTCCCACTCCCTGGTCAGGCGGCGTTCTTTTTCACTCCGGGCTATACGGGGGCGATCTGGTGCATCACGGCCTCGGGGACGGCGGACCTGCGCTACCTCAAGGAAGCCAAGTAGCCATGCGCTGGCTGCGCGCGTTCCTCATCCTCGCGCTCTTGCTCATCACCTTGCCTGGGCGGGCAGTGGCGGCGGATGGGGCCTATCCGACGGCGGGCGGGACGACTATCACGGCCAACGACTGCGGGAGCTTGGTCGCCAACGGGATCAGCGCGGCTGGCATCCTGGCCTGTGCGGCGGCTGGTGCGGGTGTCGTGACCTCCATCACGGGGACGGCGGATCAGGTCACTGTGGGCGGCACGGCGGCGGTGCCGGTCCTCTCACTGCCGAATCCGATCGTGCGGAACGTGACCGGCAACGTGAGCGGCAGCTCTGGCTCCACGACGGGCAACGCGGCCACGGCCACCGCCCTCGCCGCCGACGGCGCGAATTGCTCGGCGGGGTCGTTCCCGCTCGGCGTCGATGCGAGCGGCGCTGCGCAAAACTGCACCGCCCTGCCGACCACCATCACGGGCACCGCGAACGAAATCACCGTGTCGGCCTCGACCGGCCCCATCACGTTCTCGATCCCCTCCGCGCTGACCTTCACGGGCAAGACGATCACGGGCGGCACGTTCGCGTCGCCGACGTTCTCGGGGACGGCGGCGGGTACCTACACCCTCGGCGGGACGCCTTCGATCGCGTACACGGCGCTCACCGGGATGGGCACTGGTGTCGCGACGTTCCTTGCCACGCCGTCGAGCGCGAATCTTCTCGCCGCGCTCACCGACGAAACAGGAACCGGCGCCGCCGTCTTCGGCACCAGTCCGACGATTGCCGCGCCCGTGCTGTCCGGGACGACGACGGGAACGTACACGCTCGGCGGTACACCGACGATCACGAACCCGACGATCAACGCGGCGACCTTCGCCGGGACGTTCGCGGGCACGCCCACGATTTCCGGCGCGTGGACGTGGAGCGTCGCGCAGACGATGCCGGGGCTGACGCTCACCGGGAGCGGGGCGGGCTATGCCTCGCTGGCCGACTCCAGCGGCAACTACGCCTGGATCGCCACCGGCGCCGGGATTAACTCGTGCCCGGACGCGGGCTCGACGGACACCTACGCGTGCAGCATCACGGACGGCACGCACTCGCTCCAGGTGTACGTGACAGGGATGCCGTATCGCTTCAAGGCGGCCACGCTGAACACCGGCACCGCGTCGATCAACTTCAATTCGTTGGGCGCGAAGACCATCGTCAAGGTGCTCGGCGGCATCACGACGGCGCTCGTGACGGGCGACATTCTCGCGGGGCAATGGGTCGAGCTGATCTACGACGGCACGAACATGCAGATGACCTCGCAGAGCGCGCTGATGCCGCAACCCGCGCAGGGCGGCACCGGCTCCGCGAACACCGCGACCGCAGGCCGCCATCTGATCGGCGACGGGACGAACTTCATCACCGCTTCGGGGGTCGAGGAATACTGCCTGGACGCGGTGGGGACCGACACCTACGCCTGCAATCTCTCGCCCGCGATCACGGCGTACATCACGGGCGCGCGGTACGCGGTGAAGGTCGGGACGCTGAACACGGGCGCGGCCACGATCAACCTGAACGGGCTCGGGGCAAAGTCAATCGTCAAGGTATGCGGCGGGGTGACGACCGCGCTCGTGACCGGCGACATTCTGGCCGGGCAAGTGATCGACCTCGCATATGACGGCACGAATATGCAGCTGCAATCGACGATTGCCAGCGGGTTGTGTACCGCACTCACGGGCGACGTGACGACCGCCGCTGGGGGTGTGGTGACGACGATTGCGGCGAACGCGGTCACGTCGCCGAAAATGGCCGTCGCGAACACCTACTGGGTGTGCGACATGATGATCGGCGGGACGGATGAGGCAGTGCTCACGGATGCCAACATCGGGCCGCAGAACAATGCGTGCACAGCTCCGGCGGCGATTACGGTGGTGGAGGTGCGGGTGATCGCCGACGGTGGCACGCCTAGCGCGCTGCCACGTAATACGACCGTTGGACTCTCGTCTACAAACTTCCTGAGTGGCGCGCTCGCGACGGGCGCCTCGGGCGTCGTGGCGTGCTCGAACACGGGCGGCACCACGAGCATCTACGGGACGACGACGTGTACGAATACGCTCACCTCCACGACGCTGGCGGCAGGGGCGCGGGTCGGCATCGTGTCGGGCACAGCGGGCGGCGTGGCGAAGCAGCTCACGGTGACGGTCATTGGCACACGGAATTAGCCGCGTGACATCTCGGGCGTCTGGACGGAGCGCGGGTATGATGCGTCTCGTCGTCGCGCTCGCGTTCCTGCTGATCGCTTCGCCCGCATGGGGCGCGGCGGCGTTTGTGCAGGCGAAAGCCTCGCAGCTTGCCACCGGGAACCCGCCGACCATCGACGTCACGCTGAACGCCTCCGTGGGGAGCGGAAACGGGCTCTGCGGCATGGTGACGCACGGCGCCACTGATACCGCCGTCACCGTGAGCGACGACAAGGGGAATACCTACACCATCGTCCGCGATCTCGGGAGCGCGATCCGCGCCACTACGTTCTACCTCACGAACATCACCAACGCCCCCACCACCATCACGGCGACGCCGAACGATAGCACGCTGTACATCCAGATCGTCGTGATCGAGATGAGTGGGGTCAAAACCTCAGCCGCGCTTGATGTCGAGACGGGGCAACTGCAATCGTCGCCGGGGACGAGCACCGACGCGATCACAAGCGGCGCCGTCACCACCGCCGAAAACGGGGAATTCGTCTGTGGGTTTTCCGCCGTGACCGACAACCTACAGAGTAATACCTACACGGCGGGCACGAACTTCACCGAACGGGCTGAAGGCGGCAACGGGTCGTCAGGCGTTGATGCGGTGGGGGAATCGCTCGTGCAAACCTCAGCTGGGAGCATCGCGGCGACGTTTACGCAATCAACGACAAATAGTACGGCGACGTTCATCATGACGTTCAAGGCGGCGGCAGCGGCGTCATCTATCCGCCACAAGTCGAGTCAGCAATGATGCAGCGCCTTGAACTCGCGCTCTACTACACTGCGCTCGTCGCGTGCGGAATCGTCATGCTGCTCATTCTCGTGCTCGGGTTCGGGACACCGCGTGCGCATGCGGAAGAGGCTACGATCGCGGACGGGCTCACAAAAAGCGATTGGCTGCAAGCGGGCGTTAATAACAACGTCGAGTACTCGACCGCGCTGACGAACACCTTCACCACCAATGGCACGACCACGGTGACGGTTGCGCACCCCTCCCACGGGAAGAGCGTCACGAATAAGTTCACGATCGAGTCAGGTCCCACGATCGACGGTCTCGACATGAACGGGGCGTGGACCATCGCCAGCGTTCCGAATAGCAACAGCTACACCTTCACGCACACCGGCACGGCGAGCGGGAGCACCGCGACGACGGGCACCGCGGTGTCTACGTTCGGCGCGGCGGCTGACGACGGGAAACTGCGGTTTCTCTGCTTGATGAGCCACGCCAACTACGACGATCCGATCAAGTTTCCGGGCACGCCGGGCGCCGCGCACCTTCACCACTATTTTGGAAATCGTTCAGCCAACTACGCTTCGACGTATCCGCTCTTACGGGCGTCAGGCGATGGCACCTGCGACGGGGGGCCGCTCAATCGCACAGCGTATTGGTTCCCCGCGCTGCTCACGCAAAGCGGCACCAAGATGCTGTATCCGCAGGATGCACAGTGGTACTACGTCAATAACCAGCGGCGCAATTTGATTGAGTACACGAGCCCGGCGTGCCCGAGTGGATCGCTCGCGTGCCCACAGCTTCCCGTGCGCCGTTTGCAGCGCGGACAGAAGGCTATTTTTGGATTCGATCCAAGCACGGGCGCCTTCCCCGCAGTCTATGCGAGCGCGACGATGTTGGACTCGTTGTGGACGTGCCAAGACACCAGCGGCAACCAACAGGGCGGCGCGTATCGGTATCTTCACCATCGCAGCAACGCGTCCCTCGGCTTGTCGAGTAACGTCAGTTGCCCATCAGCGGGGAAGGTTGTCGCGCGGGCGGATGCGCCATCATGCTGGAACGGGGAACTCGATCACGCGGACCACTACAGCCATTTTACGCAACCGTCGCAAGACGGGTACAGCAACCTCGTGTGTCCCGCAACGCACCCCTATAGTCACGCCACGTTCACGATCATCCTCACGTGGAACTACACAGGAGGATTTTCGCAGATACAAAACTGGTGGCTGTCGTCTGACCGCCACCATGCGGACTACGAGGCGGGGCAATCGTTTCATTGGGACATGCTGTTCGCGTGGAACGATGCCGTCATGGATTTCTGGGCGTCGAATATTTGGGGCGCATCCTCCGATCCGAATGACCCAGCCACCTACGTCTATCGGACGGCGGGCGGGGGCGGCAACGGCGCGGCGGCGTGGGTTGGTGGCAAGCACATGCGGAATACCAACTCGGGCGGCCTCGGCGTCGTCAGTATCACGCCCTGCGATTCACTCGGGATCTCCGGCTCGTGCTCGCTGAAAGACCGTACGACGCTGGGGCTCACTACGCCCTCGGACACCGAGGTTGATATTCCATCCGCGACGGGCACCACGAAAACACTCGGCGGCAAAGCGGCCGTCGGCGGCAAAGGAGCGATGTGACGCACGACGAGCTGCTCCAGCACGCGCGTGATCGGTTCCAGGTGATCTACGCCGCGGAGTACGAGTCCGATCGAGGCGACGGTGGACGGGACGTGGGCGCCGGTGCCGGTGAAGTGACATCGAGAGGAGACCACCCATGAGGATGACGAAGCTGCCCCGCACGATGCCGATGAAGGTCAAGATCCCGCAGTCGGAGACACTCGCAGCGAAGCTGCCGACGTTCGCCAAGAAGAAGCGCGGGTCGATGCCGCCGCAGTTCTCGGGTGCGCCCGCGACGGTCGAGCCACCGGCGCCGGGCTACTAATGGCGAAGAAGCGACGATCGAACATCATGAGCTTCGGCCCGATGTCCACGGCCGACATGCTCGACATGCAGGCGGGCAGCATGGCCCGTGACGCCGTGATGGACTGTCCCGAGACGCAGAAGATGATCGCGGATCGCAAGCGGGACATCCTCAGCGCGGCGAAGAAGCGCGTGACTTCCGGTGGCAAACCCTTCGTCAAGAAGGCTGGCCGCTAGGCGCCGATGGCCCTCGCCCCCGACACGGCAGTCGCCCGCACCGACGTCGACCTCGGCGCCGATGGCTTCAGTGCGGCCATCGCGCGCTCGGAGCCGACCGGGAAGGACTACACCGGACTGCGGGACGACCACGCCGAACGGGTGCGCAACTGGTACATCCTCGCGATCAACCATCCGCTCTGGCAGAAGTACATCCCGGCCGCGCGCGAGGACGAGGGCTACTACATCGGCGGCGACCTCCAGTGGAGCAAAGACGGCTCGCTCGAAGGGCTGAACCGCCTGCGCGAGAAGCGGCGCACGACGGTCTCGATCAATCACATCCAGGCGGTCGTGGACGTGCTGGTCGGCTTCGAGCGTCAGAACCGATTCGACCTCAAGGCGTCCCCGCAGGGCGACGAAGACATCGAGTCCGCGCGCATCTTGTCGTGGCTCCTGAAGTTCGTTCAGGACCAGGCCGAGATCCAGGAGTACGAGAGCGAGGTCTTCGAGGACGGGCTGATCCGCGGCGCCTCGGCGCTGCACATCAAGATCCGCTGGGACGGCGACGACATCGACGGCGACATCGAGGTCGAGAAGCTGACCCCCGGCGAGGACTGTCTCTGGGACCCGTACTTCAAGCGCCGCGATCTGTCGGATGCCCGGTTCGTGCAGAAGTTCCGGTGGGCCTACGTCGATGAGGTGGTCGCCCAGTACCCGGAACACGAGGCGCAGATCGACGCCGAGTTGGCCCCGCTGAATGCCCTCTTCATGCCGATGTTGTCGAACGTCTCGACGGACGGCGGCCGTGGGGATGCCTACGGGAGCGTCTCGGCCCCGAGTCTCGATCGCCTGCGCGAAGAGGAGTTGTTCTACGACGCCCGCGACAAACGGGTCCTGCTCGTCGAGACCTGGTATCGCCATTACGAAGTCGTCTGGAAGGTGGTCAACCGGAGTACGGGCCAGGTCGAGGATATGGCGAGCCAGCAGGACGCGAAGGACCTCGCCAAGGCCGACCCCTCGGGGAACCTGACTGCGGTCCGGCGCACGCTCAGGAAGATCCGGCACTCGTTGGTCCTGCCCGCGACGTTCTCGACGCTCTTCGAGGAGCCGAGTGAGCACGAGAACGACGACGAGGCGTATCCGATCGTCCCGTTCATCGCCAAGAAGAAGCGGGAGTGGATGTACGGGATCGTTCGGAACATGAAGGACCCGCAACTCCTGGAGAACAAACGGATCAGTCAGGTGGTGGACATCCTCCAGCGGTGGGCGAACATCCGGCCGCTCATCCCGAAGGGGTCGGTCGAGGACGAGCGCGGTCTCGACGAGCACTGGTCGACGAGCCCGATCGTCTACGACGCCAAGAAGGGGCTGCCGAGCTGGTACGTCCCGACCGGCCTGGAGCAGGTCGCGCGCGGCCTGATCGAGATCGCGACCCAGTTCAAGATGAACCTGCGCGAGATCACGGGCGTCAACGCGGATCTGCTCGGCCAGCGGGAGGACACGAACTCCGGCATCGCCATCGCGCGCCGGCAAGCGCAAGGTCAAGTGATCGCGACCGTGTTCTTCGACAACTTCAAGAGTTTCAGGAAGATCGTCGCGCAGCGGGTGTGCCGTCGCATCCAGCAGTCGTTCACGAAGGAGCAGGTCCTGCGGCTCATCAACCCCGACACCGGGGAAGCGGTCGAGGTCCGGCTCAACCCGCAAGAGGCGCAGGATCTCAAGGGCGAGGAGTGGAAGAACTGGGTCGGCGCTCAAACGGAAGGGACGTCCGGCCAGAAGCCCTACATCCTGCGCTCCGTGGAGGCGCTCAAGTACGACGTCATCATCAACGAGGGTCCGTCGACTCCGAGCGCGCGCGCGACTGCCCTGATGGCCCTGCTCGAACTCCTCGGCCGGATGCCCTCGATCCTGCCCGCGGTGGTCGACAAGATCATCAACCTCGCGGAAGTGCCCGACCGGGCCGAGATCATCGAGCGCATCCACGCGATCATGGCCCAGTCCGGGATTCCGACCGGACAACCGCCTCCGGCCGGTGGACCTCCGCCGGCGCCAGGTGTCGCGCCCGTTCCCGGCGGGCAGCCGCCCGTGCCCGGCGGGCAACCATCAGTACCGCCACTCCCGCTCGCCGCCCCGCTGCCGCTGCCAGCACCGTCCGTGGGATCGCAACCCGGCGGCGCGACCGCCTCGATGGCCCCGGCGATTCGACGAGGCGCGACCAGCAACGCGATGAAGAAGACGCTCTCACTGGCCTCCGGTGGAATGCCTTCTGGCGTCGCCGGTGCAGTTTGACATCGTGCTCCACACGCGCCGTGTAGTAAAACAGAGACACTAGACAGCAGAGGAGGCTTCAACCATGGGCGAGATCATCCAGGAAGGTGTCGGAGCGGGCGCGAAGTACTTCGAGGAGACCGTGACGGGCCCGGCGCTCGACAGCGAAGTCACGATGACGGGCAAGGTCGTGTCGGCCAAGGACCTCGACAACGTGGTCATCGAGCTGTCCAACGGTCGCTGCGTCACGGTGCCGGCGCGGTCGATCGAGGGCTGCCTGGTGCGCAAAGAAGTGTCGCTGCCCGCGCGGGCAGACGAGGTGGTCGCCGCTCCGGTCGCAGTGCCGGCTCCGGTCCCGGTCACGACCGAGGCGCCTTAAGCGCGCCATGCCGCACGCGGTCGTTCCCGACGAGGTCTTGAAGGCCGTCGCCGAGGTCCCGGATATGTGGAGCGCCATTCTCGAATGGCACCGCTGGTATCGGGATGCAGGCACCGGCAAGATCGAGATCACGTTCGGGAACGGCCGCGTGAAGGACATAGTGCGTTACGAGCGGTTGGCGATCGGGGAGGCGGTCAAGCTTCCGGGCGGCGTGGAGCCGTTCTGTGCGGACTGTGCGGGCGTCATGAGCTATCGAGACTACGGAAGCAAGCTCTACTGCGAGCGGTGCGACCGGACGGTCACCACGTGGGAGGTCAAGGCGGCGCGCAACTACCGGCCCGTTCGGATCGCCGCGGCATCCTGATCCGTGGTACAGTGAACTCACCGACGCATGACTGAGCCCGTCCCGCCTTCTCCCGAGCAACGCCTGCACGACCAGGACGAAAAGCTGATCGCGCACTTCGCCTGGAAGGACGTATTGCGTCGCGCCCCCGGCATCCCGACCGCGGTCCTTTGGGAGATCGCGCAAGGTACGAAGGAAATGGTTCCGCATCTGGGCGACCCGATCGCCTCCCTGGAGTGGCACATCACCAAGGTCATCGACCTCGCCCGCCAGGTGGTCAACAAGGCCCGCGTAGACAACGGCCTGTTCCCGGTGCTGTACTACACCGCGCTCGATTCAGTCGCGGCGCACCTCTACCGGGATGCGGACGGTCGAGAGGTCGAGTGCGAGACGCTGTTGCCAGCGGCGGTGTGTGAGTGCGGTCGGCATGTGCTTGAGTTAGCTGGCGTTCCGATCTAAATGCCGCGGCTATTGGATCTGTTTTCAGGCGCCGGCGGCGCAGCGATGGGCTATCACCGCGCGGGCTTCGATGAGATCGTCGGCGTGGACAATCGCCCGCAGCCGCGCTATCCGTTCGCGTTCGTCCAGGGTGACGCGCTCGACTACCTCGCGGCCCACGGGCGGGAGTTCGATGCGATCCATGCGAGCCCGCCGTGTCAGGCATTTACCGCGCTCAAGACGATGTGGAACTCGCGCGAGCACGCGGACCTCGTGGAGCCGACGCGCGGCCTGCTGCGCGCTACCACGTTGCCGTGGGTGATCGAGAACGTGCCGGGCGCACCGCTCGCGCGCGGCGCCGCGATGCTCTGCGGCACGATGTTCAACCTCGGCACGAACGACGGCCGCGCGGAGTTACGCCGGCATCGCTACTTCGAGTTGAGCCACGCGCTGACGACGCTGATCCCCGAGTGCGCGCACGGCGGCATCACGGTCGGTGTCTACGGGGACGGAAACGGGCGCGACTATCGGCGCGATCCGGTCGTCATCGGCGTGTACGGCAGGCACGGGCGCGACCGCCGCCGCATCAAGCCCTCGGTTGGCGTCTACGGCCACGCGGGCGGGAAGTCCGTGCGCGACGGCACGCAGCAATTCTCCACGAAGGAACGCGGCGAGGCGATGGGCATCGACTGGATGACCAGCAACGAACTGTCCCAGGCGATTCCGCCCGCCTATACCCAGTGGATCGGCGCCCGCCTCCTCGCCGCGATGGCGTCCCACGCCTAGGTGCGCTCCTTCTCGATGCGCGCCGACGACATCGCCTCGATCGTGAATCACGCCCGCGGCGAGTGGCCCAACGAAGCCTGCGGCATCCTCATGGAGAACCCCGCCGGCGTGCGGATGCTCTACCCGGCCCCGAACCTGATCGGCCTCTTACACCACGCGGAGCCGATCGCCTGGCGCCCCCCGACCGAGGGCTACGTGATGGACCCGAAGAGCTTGAAGGCCGCGCTCTCGTGGCGCACGCAAGGCTTCGAGTTGACCGTGCTCTACCACAGCCACACGAACGGCGCGCCGAGCTTGTCGGCCGAGGACATCCGGGTCGCGCTCAAGCCGGACGGGACCCCGTACTTCCCGAAGGTGGTCTACCTCGTGGTGGGCGTTGCCCGCGCGGGCAGCGTGCCGACACTCACGGCGTGGAGCTGGACCGGGAAGCGGTTCGGGGAACGGAAAGTTGTGGCGGCGTGAAGATTACCGCCCGCCTCCACCGCTACCAGCGGCCCGGCACCTCCGACTGGGTCGCCGCGGGCACGATCTTCGCGGAGCAGCCCACGGTGTCGCCCGCCCGCGCCTACGCGGATGCCGACGGTGCGACTGCCGCCGCCCACGGCAATCCAGACGAGGTGTCCACGGAGGTATTCGGGGACCATCCGAGCGGCGAGTCTCGCGTGACCGGGGTGGTGTGGTCGACCACGGACGCCGAGCGCGCGATGTACGGGCCCGTGCGGATTCGCCTTGACGGGATTTCGGGCGACGCCCTCACCGCCAAGCGGCACGGGCGCACGGGGCTCGCGATCCACGGCGGGCCGCTCCGTGACGGGAAGCTCCGGGCAACTCACGGCTGTTTAAGAGTTGACGACGACACCGCGATGGCGCTGGCCCGCGCGGTTGAGACGGAACTCCGGGCCGGTCGATCTGTGGTCTATTCGTGTGAGGCTATTCGGTGAGCGCGTGATGGTAAGTCGTGCTAATGTGAACTCACATGACTAACTACGAGGCGTTTCTCGCCAGCAAAGCCATCGCCGTTCCGTTGCGCGGCGTGACCCACGCGCCGAAACTCGCCAAGCATCTGTTCGGCTATCAGGCGACGAGCACGGACTTCCTACTCCGCGCGGGATCGGGAGGGTTGTTTTTAGATACTGGCATGGGGAAAACCCTGTGCGAGCTGGAGTGGTCCCGCCACGCCGCCGAAGCCACGAACGGGCGCGCGCTGATCCTCACACCCCTGGCCGTCGCGCGCCAGATCGAAGCGGAGGGGCGTCGCTTCGACTACGAGGTGCGCGTGATCCGAGATCAGTCGGATGTGGGCGATGGTATCAACATCTGCAACTACGACCGATTCGACAAGCTGGACCCGGGCGCGTTCGGATCTGTCGCGTGTGACGAGTCAGGGATCATCAAGAACTTCACGGGCATGACGTCGCGCGCCCTGATCGCCGCATTCGCCGGGCATCGGTTCCGACTGTCCGTGAGCGCGACGCCGGCGCCCAACGATCATGTTGAAATCGCGCAGCACGCCGCCTTCTGCGGACTCATGGCGCGCGACGAAATGCTCGTGCGCTGGTTCATCAACGACGCGAGCGATACGAAGTCCTGGCGGCTCAAGCGTCACGGTGTCACAGCGTTCTTCGATTGGATGGCCTCGTGGTGCCGCATGGCCGAGCATCCACGCGATCTGGGCGACGACATGCCGGGGTTCGATCTCTTGCCGCTAAATATCCACCGGCACCATGCTGTCGACAGCGCCAACGTGCCCACGGACGGGCTGTTCGGGATCGCGCTCTCCGCGACGACGCTCCACGACGTGAAGCGGGCCACCGCGAAGGCGCGGGCTGATGTTGTGGCAGGGCTTGTCCACGCAGAACCCGACGAGCCGTGGGTTGTCTGGGTCGATACGGACTACGAAGCGGATGCGATGGCCGCTGTATTGCCAGAGGCTGTGGAGGTGCGCGGCTCGCATTCAATCGAGCGCAAAGAAGATGCGCTCGCCGCGTTCGCGGACGGCTCCGCGCGCGTCATTCTGAGCAAGCCCTCGATCTGCGGCCATGGACTCAACTGGCAGCACGCCGCGCGCATGGCGTTCGTCGGCCGCTCGTTCTCCTACGAATCGTGGTATCAGGCCGTTCGGCGCGAGTGGCGCTTCGGCCAAACGCGGCCCGTTGATGTGCATCTGATCGTCGCCGAAGGCGAAGACCAGATAGGACGCGTGATCGACCGCAAGGCCGATGACCACAAAATAATGAAAGCGGCGATGGTCGCTGCGATGCGGCGCGCGATGGGACAGTCGGCCCATCTTCGGGTCGCGTACGACCCGCGCCATGAAGGACGACTGCCAGCATGGCTGCTGTAACGCATACAGGGACCTGCCTGCACTGCGGCGCGCCGTTCGTGGCGTACCGAAGCCCGAAACGCCCAGCGCCGAAGTTTTGCAGCTTGACGTGCGTTGGGGCGGCACAGCGGGGCGCGCGTAATCCATCCTACCGCGGCGGTCGCTATGTGGACCCGAACGGCTACGTGCAGGTGCTCAACGCGAATCATCCGCTCGCGGACTGCCGCGGTTACGTCTATGAGCATCGGCTTGTCGCCGAGCAGAAGCTTGGTCGGCCGCTCCGCGCGGGCGAGGTTGTCCATCACCACAACCGCCGCAAGAGCGACAACTCACCAGAGAACATTGAGGTCTACGAGAGTCAGGCCGAACACGCTCGGCATCATGCGGCTGCGGCCAGCGCATGAGGTGTCTCGCGGAGGTTCATGGGGATAGGTTTGCGGCGTATCACGGAGACGCGGTTGATGTAGTGGCCCAACTACCTGACGAGTCTATCGGACTGTCGTGCTATAGCCCGCCCTTCTCGAATCTGTTCCTCTACTCCGACAGCGCCGCCGACATGGGCAACTCCGGGAGCGATGCGGAATTCCTTGAGCACTACGGCTACCTGCTCCGCGAGCTGTACCGCGTGACGAAACCGGGCCGGATCTCGGCCGTTCACATCTCCGACGTGCCGTTGCAGAAGTGGCGCGACGGCGTGATCGGCATCAAGGACTTGTCCGGGTCGGTCATCCGAGCCCACGAAGAAGCGGGCTGGATTCTCCACTCCCGCATCACGATCTGGAAATCCCCCGTCGTGGAAATGACGCGGACCAAGGCCCTCGGGCTGCTCTACAAGCAACTACAGAAGGACTCGTGCCGTTCGCGCACAGGGATGGCCGACTACCTACTCGTATTCCGAAAAGACGGCGAGAACCCGGAGCCGGTCCGCCAGACCCCGGAGTCGTTCCCGCTCTCCCAATGGCAGGAGTGGGCGTCGCCGGTGTGGATGACGGTCGATCAAACGCGCGTGCTGAATGTGCGGGCTGCGCGCGAGGCGAACGATGAGCGCCACCTCTGCCCGCTCCAGCTCGACGTGATTGACCGCGCGCTAATCCTGTGGAGCAACCCCGGCGATACCGTGGTGTCGCCATTCATGGGCATCGGCTCCGAAGGCGTGTGCGCGCTGAGGCTCGGTCGCCGCTTCATTGGTGTGGAGCTGAAAGAGTCGTACTTCGCGCAAGGCAGCGGCTATCTGAACGCGGAAGATCGACAGATGGAACTGACGACCCTCTAGACCAGCTTCCGATTCGCCGGGACCCACTCAAGCAGCCCCACCTTCGCCAACTCCACTACGCGTGCCCCTTCGGTCATCGTCGCCAACCTCGCGCCGATCCGACACCGATCGCAGCGTGGAACGCCGGGTGCGATCTTGGTCCAGCAGGTGTCGCACCGGGAGAGCGCCTGAGACTCGCCTGACCGCGCCCGCAGCGAGCGGTCGATCTCCGCCTGTAGGACGTGCTCGCGGGGGATCGCGGGCCGTTCGACCATGTGTCCGCAGGCCGTGCAGACGTAGGCCGCGGGTTCCGTTCGCATGAAGCCCCGGCACCGATCACAGCGTTTCGCTTTCGCCACGGGCTACCTCCGGGAGTGTTGAGCCTCGCCGCATAGTACTAGAAAATTGACATTGACAACGCCCGCGTCCTAACATCGCGTCAACGTAGTACCGGGACGCCTTCTGACAAGAAGCCCGGGGTGCAGATGGAGAGAGTCGTTCTCTCTGTCCAGCGCTCCGGGCTTTTTGCGTTCGGCGCACGGACTCCAGGCTGCCCGACCGGGCAAGGAGAGGACACACATGGCGACCAAGACCGACGGAGGTAGCGTGGCGACAGCGACTGAAGGCGAGATCGAGATCGTGGTCCCCGAGGGGATGGAAGACATCCTCGACGCGGCGACCGGCGCGCCCGTGCGCCTGGACGGCGATCGTCTCCCGACCGACATCGAGGGCGCCTTCGCGGGCGACGAGACGATCGGTGAGAACGTACCAGCGCTCGCGCCTGAGCCGGTCGCCGCCGCGACCCCGGCCGCCGAGCCGGTCGTGCCATCTACCGAACCCGCCGCCGAGGTGGTCGCGTCACCGCCCCTCGACCCCCGAGCCTCCCGCCACGCCCTTGAAGCGCAGGCCGACCTGGACCGGATCGACGAAGAGATCGAGCTGGGCCGCAAGACGATGCGCGCGGCGGCCCCGATCGACGCCGAGACGGAGATGTCGGACGAGGACTGGGGCAAGCTCCAGGCCAAGGTCGTTGAGAAGGCCGGGGAAGCGCAGGACTTCGGCCAGGCCGTCAACGAAGTGTTCTCGACCCTCCGCGAGATCGACAAGCAGAAGGCGGTCACGCGCGCCTCGAAGCAGACCTTCACCAATCGAAACGCAGCCCTCACGGCCATGACGGAAGCGGCCCGCGAGCGGCACCCGGATTTCGACGCGATCGTGACCGATTCCGGCATCTGGGCTCAGGCCCACCTGGACAGCCCCACGAAGGACCCGGCGATCTCCAAGCTGGTCTACTCCGCGATCGACCCGGCCGAGAAGGCGTACTGGCTGGGCCGGACCAAGATTGCCAGGGCGAACAAACGCGATCCCTCGGACCCGGACTTCGCGAAGCCGATCGGGGCGCCGGTCGCCGCCGCCGTGCCCGCCGCCGTGCCGGCTGTCGTACCGGCTGTTGTGCCAGACCCCGAGCCCGCGCCAGGGACCCCGGCCGCGATCCGCCGGGACGCCACGAGGGCGACCGTCGACAAGCTGGCGGCCACGAGCACGCGCGGGCGTGGCGTCGACACCTTCACGCCGGCAGGGCGACCCACGACCACGATGTCGATCGAGCGTCTGGACCGACTTCAAGAGCAGAACCCGGAGGCGTATCAGCGCCTCATCACCGCCAATCCGGGCCTGGGCGACGCCCACATGATGGGCGACCTCACTCAAGTCGCATGAAAATAAGGAGATAGAGACCCATGAAGACCCTCACCCATCAGCTCCAGGCGGCCTACGAGGCCCTCGGCCTGCCCATCATCATGGGTGGGACGGACACCGAAGTCCTCACGGGCGACGCCGTCACCGTCAAGCGGTGGGCGAGTCGTCTCTGGGTCGAGATGCCCCGGTCGATCTACTGGGCGAAGTTCATGAAGACCAACGACATGAACTCGATCATCGAGGTCAAGGAAGACCTGGTCGGCCAGCCCGGAGATCAGATCACCTTCACGCTCCTGCGCAAGCTGACGGGCGCCGGCGTGTCGGGTGACAACACGATGGAAGGCAGCGAAGAGGCGATGGTGCCGTATTCCGACACCGTGGTCCTCGATCAGGTCAGGAACGCCGTCCGGCTCAAGGGCAAGCTCTCGGAGCGCCGCACCGCATGGTCGCAGCGCAACGCGGCCAAGACCATCCTCCAGACGTGGATGGCCGAGACGATCGACGACGACATCTTCACCCAGTTCGACAGCTCCCCGTCGACCGCGCTCTACGGCGGCTCCGCGACCGCGACGGCCAACATCACGACCTCCGACAAGGTGACCCCGAGTCTGTTCAACCGGGCGGTCGCCAAGTCCCGCAAGTCCATCCCGAAGATCTGGCCGGTGCGCCTGAACGGCAAGGACCTGTTCGTCTCGGTCCTGCACACGGATGTCGCGTACGACCTGGAGCAGGACTCGACCTGGCAGGCGTTCCAGCGTGACGCGGCGATGCGCGGGGACGACAACCCCATCTTCACCGGCATGAACGGCATGATCGGCGGCGTCATCATCCACTCGCACGAGAAGGTGCCGATCTCGACCACGTACGGCGCGGGCGGCAATCTGACCGGCGCGGCCAACTTCTTCCTCGGGAGACAGGCGGGACTGTTCGCTTGGGGTGAGCGTCCCAAGTGGTGGGAAAAGGAATTCGATTACGGGAACGCGACTGGATTTTGCATCGGGGCTACCTGGGACTTCACAAAGGCAGTGTTTAACAGCGTGGATCACGCTTTCATCAGTCTTCGTTCGTATAGAACTTCCGTCTAGAGAATCTTCTTGACTCTCACGATGGATGTTGCTAAGCTGCCCTCCATGGCCAGCGCTACTGGCGGCCATGGAGGAGTCAGCGATGGAAGAGGAGAGAACCAAACGATGCGGTGTTTGCAAACTGGACAAGCCGCTCTCGGCCTTCTACGCCAAGCCAGGCGTGAAGGACGGACGGATGTCGAAGTGCAAGGACTGCCAACGTCAGTACGTGCAGGGTCGCTACAACCGCATCCGTCCGGTGTGGCCCGAGGGTCACAAGTACTGCCCGCGATGCAAGCGGGTATTGCTGTTCGCGGAGTTCGACAAGAACGCGCGCCGCGGAGATGGCTTGCAGACCTACTGCAAGACGTGCTGGCCGGAGTACCAGAAGTACTGGCGCAAGCGGCCCGAGGCGGGCTTCATGGCGACCGAGAAAATCAAGCGGAGCCTGAAGACTCCTGTCGGCGCGCTCAAGGCTCGGGCACGTCAACTCACCGCGCTGGCCATTCAGTTCGGCCACCTCGTGCCTGCGCCCTGCGAGGCCGACGGGTGCGGAAGCCTGGATGTCCAGGCGCATCACACGCAGTACGAGAAGCCGCTCGACGGGATTCGCTGGTACTGCGAGAAGCACCACTTGGACGTGGGCCACGGCGGTCAGTGGACGAATCCGCCGGTGGGCGCCTAAGCCGTGCCGCTCCACGCCCCTCGTGGGCCGCCTAGCAGGAGGGCCTCGACGCCGCCAAGGCGAAGGCCAGGAGGAAGAGAGACCATGGACACCGTGACAGCCCAGAAGCCCCTGAAGGCCCCGAAGGCTCCGAAGCCGCGCCCCGGCGATGACTACGACGACGCGCTGGCTGACTCCTCGGATGACGTCGAGCAGCGGGCCGCCGAAGCGCATCAGGCCCAGATGGGTTCGGCCCAGATGGACGACGACCTCGATCTGTCCATCGTGGAAGATCGTGATGTCGAGATCGGGATGCCGCTGATCCCGCGCGCCCGCGTGGTCTATGTCGGGTCGCATCCCAAGAAGAACGAGCCGATCCGGGGCCAGATGGTCACCGAGTCGTGGGAAGCCGAGCCCGCCGTCGAGGCCGACCCGAAACGTGGGATCGCGGCTCGGCCGGCCGTCATGGAGTACAGCAAGACGCCCACGACCGAGTCCGGGATCACGAGCTACAACTTCGCCATCCGGGACGAGCGGGGCCGAATCTTGACTCAGCGCCTGATGCCGCGGGACGCCAACCAGAAGGTCGCGGGCAAGCCGTGGGGGGTCTGTGAGCACCCCGAGCACCTGCGGTACTTCTTGCGCAAGCGGGATCGGGCCGGCGTGCGCGAGTACGAGGTCCTGATCCCCCAGGCGAAGCGGGCCGCGTTCGACAACTACGTGTCCGACAAGGAACGCGCGATCGGTCGCCACCACGCCCTCGCGGACTACTCGGCGGGGCTGCGTCAGACCCCTGAGTAAAGGAGCTGCGCCATGAGTGACCAGAAGGAATCCGGCAAGAACATGACCGGCATGGCCGATCCGGGCCGGGACGGGAAGCCCTACAGCGGGGCCTCGGATCTGGGCGAGTTTTCGACCAGCGGCGAGCCACGGAAGATCAACGCGGCCGGCCGCGCCAACGTGGAAGACACGACCCCGGCCAACGGGGAGAGCAAGAGCGCCAGCGGGGCGCTCGCGGAGTTCGGCGGGGTCAGTGACCCGCAGCGGATCAGCGCCCTCAAGGTCTCCGGGGCCTCGATCGAGATCCCGCGTGAGGGGTACGACGACGCCAAGAACCTGAAGGTTTAGGGTCGGCATGCCGCGCCGGGCATCCGCGCCCGGCGCTCTCGCCCTCGCCCTGCCGGGGTGCGGGGGCGCCCGACACGATCGGGATTCCTTGCCCGCGCGGGCAGCGAAGGTGTCCTCGTCGTGGCGATAAACGACCTCCTGTCGTATGAAGACGTTTTGGATCTCGTGCTCTCGAAGTCGAACGAGGAGACGGACGGCTCCTCCGACTGGGACCTCGAAGCGCGCGCGGCCGTGGTCGCCCAGCACCGCCGTCTCGTCAACCTCTTCCCGTGGGTCTGCCTGGAGAAGTCTCCGCCCGGGATGCTCCTGACCACGGCGGCGATCACGAGCCTGACGATCGCCGTCGCGGCGGCCGGGATCGGGGTCGCGGTGAGCCTCAGCGCGGTGCCGTCCCGAGACATCACGGGCGAGAAGATCACGCTCGGCAAGGACTACGTACTGCGCGTGCTCTCGGGCGGCACGACCGCGACCCCGGTCGTCGACATGGTGCCGGAAGTGATCGCCTCCGGGACGGCCTGCACGATCTATCAGGACGAGTACACCCTGGCGAGCGACTTCAACATGCTCGTCAACGGCCTCTGGACCCGCGGTGGGCGCTTCATCCCGGTCACCGATGACGAGCGGACCCGCCGCACCGCCTGGGGCCCGGCTCCGTCGCAGCAAGGCTGGCCGCCCCGTATGGCGACCATGGTGGGCCCCCAGCGCATCCGCATCTCGGGCTGGGACACGCAGCGCCACCCGATCGAGTACCCCTACACGTATAACCCCGGCGATCCGTCCGGAACCGGCGCGATGACGATCGAGCCCAGCTTGCGCGTCCTCCTGGTCTCCATGGCGCTCCCGGAGGTCCTCGATCTCAAGCGCGGGTTTTCGGAGTCGCTCAAGCTGCGCCAGTTCGAGCCGGGCCTGATCGAGGAAGCCAAGGACACGGATCATCGCCGCCGGCGCGGTGGAGAACTCGGTCGCCTGAGCCGCGAGCAGTCGGAAAGCCCGTGGGCCTAACCTGATGTGGGATGATACGCAGGATCTGAAGATCGTACTTGGGCGTGAGGGTTTTTTTGGTCTCCGGCAGCGCGACAGAATAGCGTTGGGCGGCCTCGTCACTCTTCGTAACGCCACCCTGGAAGACAACACGCTGCGCACCGTCGGGGGGGCCTCGAAGTTCGGCATCCCCGTCACGGGCGCGCCGCATGTCTTGGGCTGCCACGATTACTGGGAAGACCCGATCACTCAGCGCAACGTCGTGATGGGGTCCGATGGCAAGCTCTGGGAAGACGACGGGGCGGCCGGGGCGTGGGCTGATGTCACCGGGGCGCTCGGTGCGCTGACCGTGACGGGGGCGGTGCCGCACTTCTCGGACGGTGGGAAAGAGACCACAGGGCTGAGCCGGGCTCTGTTCTACGCCGATGGCGTCAACGCGCAACGGGTCCGGCGCGGGTCCGGGGCCTTCGCGGCCTTGACCAACCCGGCCCCTGAGTGGGCGGGCACGAACCGGCCCCGCGGATTCTTCATCAACCAGCAATACAACTGGGCTTTCGGCAACCCGAGCTTCCCGCACCACCTGATCCGGTCGCTCGACACGAACCACGAGAACTTCACCGCGACCCCGTTCGCGGCGCCGATCTTCCCCGGTCAGGGGCTCTACATCTCGTGCTGCCTGGACTTCAAGGGCCTCATCATCGTGTGGAAGTTCCCGGAAGGGGTCTACGCCTACGACACCCGGGACGCCGATTCCTCGAAGTGGTACGCGGTCAAGGTCGGGTCCGGTGGGTGCCCGAGCCCGACCGGGGCCGAGGTGGTCGAGAACGACGTGATCTGGGTCGATCTCACGGGCGGCCTCCATCTGCTATCGGCCGTGCAGGAAACGGGCTCGGTCAAGGCCGAGGATCTGTCCTACAAGAAGTTGTCCCGCTACATCCCGGACAAAATCAGCCGGCCGATGCTGACGCGGTGCCAGTTGCGCTACAACCCGGATCGCCAGAAAGTCGTCCTGGCCTGTGCCGCACAAGGGTCGACCACGCTCAACCGGCGACTGACGCTGGACTACAACAACAAGGCCGAGGTCGGCGAGCGCTGGATCATCGAAGACCGGGATGTCAACGAATCCCTCTTCATGCGACGCGACGCAGCCGACAACGTCCTCAAGCCGATCATGGGCGATGACGTCGGGCAGCTCTGGAAGCTCGACACGGACGCGCGGACCAAGGACGGCGCGGGTTATACCTTCGAGTGGTGGACCGCCGACTCGGATTTCTCGCAGCTTGCGCCGACCTTCATGGGCAAGTCGATCAACGGGGCCTATATCCAGTTGGTCTACGATCCGCGCGGCTCGGTCGATCACACGATCCGGGTCTGGCGGGACGGGACGATGCGCCAGTCGATCCCCTTCACGCTGAGCGGCGGGGACAACACACTCCCCTTCGTGTTCCCGATCGTCTTCGGGGCTTCCACGATGATGGCGACGCGGAAACGTCGGTTGCTCGGGTCTGCGCGCCGCTGGGCGTTCCAGGGGTTGTCGAGCGCGACGGGCGCGGATGTGTCGATTGCGGGACTGATCCTCGGGTTGCACGTTGGGCGGGAATGAGAGGGGTGATCGCTGTGAGACGGATCGGACTGGTACTCGGCCTTATCATGGCGCTCGCGCTCGGTGTCGCGGGGACCGTGTCCGCAGGAAACTGCGGGACGTATTCCACGTACTCCACCGGGTCAAGTTTTGGCGCCGCCGACATCAACGGCATCCAGATTCTCCTGGGCCAAACAAACATGACGCCACTCTGCGTCTCGCCATACGCGGCCACCGCTGGCCAGATGCAGACGACGACCGACCCCTATCCCGCAGGGGCCGTGAGCCTGCCCACGAGTCTTCAAGGCGAACTGACCGGCCTCCGCCACGTCATCAAGCAGCTCACGGGCTGGACCTACTGGTACACCCACACGGACGACTTCACCCGGAACGCGACGTGGAACACGCTCGGGCAGAGCTTCTGCGCGTTCTGCGTGAACATCACCGACACGGCGAGCCATCCGATTTCTAGGTTCATCGACCTCGTGATCGTGGGCACCGGCTCGAAGTTCTCGGTCGACAAGGCCGGGAATACGGTGATCGGCGGGACGTTGGCGCTCACAGGCGCGTTCACGGGCACGATCCCGGTCACGGCATTCAACAGCGGCACCGGCGCGTCGGCCTCGACCGTCCTGCACGGCAACAGCACGTGGGGCGCGGTCAATCTCGCCTCCCAGGTCACCGGCAATCTTGGGGTCGCCAACCTCAACAGCGGCACCGGAGCATCCTCGGCGACCTTCTGGCGTGGTGACGGCACGTGGGGCGCGGCGGGCGCGGCGGTCGTCCAGATCAAAAGCGCGACCTATTCAACGGCGGGTACCGCGACTGGAACGACGCTGACCGATAGCGGCCTCTCGGTAACCATCACGCCGACGAGTGCCAGCAATAGCGTGCGCATCACGGCGGTCCAGAACGGAGTCAGCGTCAACACGGCGGGCCAGTGGGGGCTCTTGAGGCTCCTGCGGGGCGCGGGCGTCATCGCGTCCACGCTGCAATACGGCGGCTCAATCGCGACCGCCTTCGGGTCGGTCACGGTTGTCATCGGCCCGTACTGTGATAGCCCGGCCACCACTGGGGCCACGACCTACAAGACCCAGTACGCGGGCAGCGCGGGCGGGGTCAGTATCTCTGTGCAGGACTCATCGTCGACATCGTTCATCGTCGCGGAAGAGGTGACCTCATGTTCGTAATACTCGCGCTCGCCGTGCTGTTCGTGACCACGCCCGCGTGGGCGCTCGATGCCAAGGCCATCGCAACGACGATCACGGGCCAGTGCCCGGACGCCGAGTTTTCCTATCAAGGTGACGGGTCCTCGCTCGGCGCGCACACGGCGGCGAACGGCGACAAGGCCACGGGGCTCACATGGATCGCGTCATCGACCTGTCCCACGAGACCGACACTGGCTGAGATTCAGGCGTGGGCCGCCGCGAAGCCAGCCCCGGAGAAGATCGCGGATCGTATCGAGGCTGCCAAGACGTTGAACGACCTGAAGGTCATCCTCAAGGAGCGCCTGAAGTGATGAGAATGGTGCTCCTCTCGGCCCTCGCGGCTATCCTACTGGTCGTGGGTGCCGCGCAGGCGCAGGCCCCACCGGCGGGGTCGACGTGCGAAGGTAAGCTCGAAGAGCAGTCGATCATGCTGCAAGCGGTGTCGGCGGGGCGGATTCGGGCCGAGGCCGAGAGCGCGGTGGAGATCGCCCGACTCCGCCAGCAGGTGCGGGAACTGGCCAAGAAGCTGGACGACGTTGCCCGGACGGGCAAGGGGAACTGAGTGGCTGACGACGAACTCGACTTCAACACGTTCGGGCAGGACAGCAACGCCGGGAGTGTCGATCAGCTTGAATCCGCGTTCCAGCAGCAGCACGCCAACAACGCCGACAACTTTGTCACCACGATCCCGTCGAGCACGAACTTCTCCCTAACGCGACCGGACGGAACGACGGTCTCCCCCGCCGACTACTCGTTGATGGTCGGCAAGCTTGCGGTCGCCCCGGAGATGCAGGGTCTCGTGGTCGACAAGGCCGGGAACGTCTTGAACTCGGACGGGACACCGCTCAATCCATCTCAGAAAGATGGGCTACTCAAGACCCTCGGGAGCTTCTTCGACTCCTCCACGGGGCGCCTGATCGGTTCTCTTGCGCTCGGGGCGGCCGGGATGGGCCTCGGCAAGCTGGTGGCGGGTCCCGGCGGTACTCTCACGCTGCCCTCGACCACGGCGGGACAGAACCCGGTCGTCGCCGCGGCGCAGCCGCAGTTGCTCGCCTCGCTGGCCGGTCAGGGCGGGGCCGATCTCAAGTCGGCCCTCGATGCGAACTTCGCCGGGCAGAAGACCCTCGCCTCGGCCTCCACCGAAGACATCGCGCGCGCGAGTGCCGCCAACGCCCAGATCGAGGCACAGTCGGCCCCACTGCGCTCTCTGGCTGCGGCAAACCTCCCCGGCTATATGACCGGCACGGCCCCCCACCCGTCTGCGGCCTACGACGCCACCACGAGTGCCGCGATGGCCCAGATGGAGAAGCTGCTCGGCCTGCCGACCGGCACGCTGACGGGGGCTGGCGCTGCGGCGGGCGGCGGCGGCATCACGGACGACCAGTTCACCGCGAAGGGCATCTTCGATCCCGGACTGCGCAATATCATCAGAACGGATCCGACCGAAGCCTACAACTACGGCCTCGGCCCGAACCCTGCGACGACGCCTGGCGCGGCCGACACGACCGCCCCGGCGGGTGTGACCCAGGACTCGCTGCTTCCGGCCATCACGGACAAGCTCAGCAAGACGATGGCTGGCGGCCCCGCAGCCTACTACAGCGCGGACCCGGTGCAGGCCCAGATGGCAGCGCGGCTTCAGAACGCGCTCGCGGGAGGGGAACTGGACCCGGCGACCGAGCGCAGCATCCGGGAACAGCTCGACATCCTGCACAACAACCTCAAGCGGGCCTACGGGGACGCGGGGGCCGAGTGGAACTCGACGGTCGGGCAGAGCCTCGCGGCCAAGAGCGCCGAGTCGGTCGCGGCCCTGCGGTACGGAGTCAACCGAGATGTCGTGAACTCGCTCGGGCCTCAAGAGCAGGCGCGCCGGACCTTCGCGATCACGAACCCGCAGAATATGTACCTGGCCGATCTCGGGTTCTACGGGGGCCAGCAGCAGCAGCGCAGTCAGTTGCCGGCCGCCGAGACCCGGGCCCTCCTGGCGCAATACTTCCCCACGGTCGCCCAGAACGCGGCCTTCAACGAGAACGCCCGTCAGGTGAACGTGGCCCAGAACGCCGCGATCACCGGACTCAATCGCCCCACGCTGGCGACCGGCTCGAACGCGCTCGGGAACCAGATCACCTCGTTGTCGCCGCTGCTCGGTGTCAACGAGCCGAACGTGTTCCCGACTCTCGCGGCGGCGAGCACGAGCGCCTTCAATGCGCAGCAGGCCGCCGATGCCGCGCAGGCCAAGAGCATCGCGGACATCTTCGGCAACGCGGCGGGCACGCTCAAGCCCGCCACGAACGTCACACTGGCGCCGACCGGCACCGGGATGTTCTCCTAGTGGCCGCACCGTTCTCGGTCGCCTACCCGAGTGCCGGGAACGCGGCGGGGTCGCAGTTCGTCGACAGCTACCTGCGCGCGAAGTCACTCGCGATCCAGGAGCAGAACGCGGACGCGCTCAATCAGTACCGGGCGCTTCAGATGCAGGAGATGCAGGAGGCCGCTGCCCGCCGGGCAGGGGACGAGCGCGCGCTGTCAGCGGTTGCCAATGCCCCGACGGGTCCGATTACGCTGGCGTCCGAACAGCGCACCCCCGGCGCGATCGTAACCCCCGCATCGCCGGGCACCATGGCCGCCGAGGTCCCCGACGAGATGGGAGTCGCGCCGCCGATCTCGATGGCCGCGACGAACCCGACCGCGGAAGTCCGTGCGCCCGATCAGGTCACCCCAGCCATCACGACGCCGGGGATCGCCATGTCGGACATCACGAAGTCGCTCGCGGCCGATCCGAAGGCTCTCGCGGGTCTCGCAACCCCGCAGGCCGCGGCCCTCATGAAGCAGCGCGGCGTCCTGTCGAGCGCCGACATCGAGCGCAAGAAGAACCTCGCGGATGCCAAGACGGAAGCGATCGGCTACCGGGACCAGATCCAGGAGATGATGAGCGGTCGCGACGTGGACCCGATCAAAATCGCGCTCACCCGGAAGGCGTACCACGAGAAGGCCGCGATGGTCTACGCCGAGAGCGATCCCGCGCAGGCGCGCGAGCATCGTCAGGCGGCCGAGGCGTTCATGACCGAGGCGATCGGACTCTCGAACAACAAGCACGAGAATGATCTGGCGCGGGACGATCTCCGGTCCTTCAACGCCGCCGTGACGAAGTTCGACACCAAGGGCGGCAATACCCCGGAGAACATGAGCGCGGTGCTCGACGCCGTGGCGGACTTCCAGAGCAAGGGCTTGGGCGCGACCCGGACGGCGTTCATCAACCACAAGCTGACGAACATGATCGCCTCGATCCAGGACCCGGCCTACAAGGAGTTCGTCTCGGGCGTCGTGCAGAGCATGAACGCCCAGACCGGCACGCAGGATCTCCACAAGGCGTTCCTGGCTCAGAGCCTGATCGACCCGGACACCATGACGCGCATGATCGGCGACAAGGGGCACTTCGGGGACTGGGCCCGCAAGGCACTCTCACCGGATCGGACGCTGAGCCTGAGCGCAGTCGGGGTCGCCCAGAAGCGAGTGGACGCGGAGATCGCGGCCGGGAGTCGGCCGGGCGTCGAGCAAGGGTCGGCCGCCTACTGGAAGCTCGTCAGTCAGTTCGCGCAAGAGGGTGTCAACGCCCGCGATGCGAGCCGTCACGACGACGCTGAGCGCCGACGCAGCCTCCAGCTTTATGACCGGGAAATCGCGATCCACAAGAGCGAACTGGGGCGGATTCGTGCCGATCTCAAGGCCATTGAGAAAACCCCCTACGCCGAGCGAGCGGCGCGGCGCAAAGAGTTGACCGAGCGGGAAGCCGAAGCCGACCGGCTGCTGAAAGAAGCGGAGAGCGGCCTCGCGGCATTCAAGAAGACGGCCGAGCCCACAGACTCAGGCGAGCGCGCCGACCTTGAGCAACAGGTCAAGGACGCCAAGGGCTCGACGGCCGCGTCTGCGCAAGGCACGGCGGCGGCGACCTTCGAGTCGGCCCCGCCCGCGTCCAAGAAGGCGGCCGTCATCGCCATGACGAACGCGCTCTTTCCGAAGCGCACATGGCCGCAGTTGAACGAACAGGAGCGGACGACAGTTCTCGGTCGCCTCACGGGCCGCTAGTATGGCCGTCACCATCCGCGACATCGACGCGCTCTTCGACGAAGAGCCGAAGAAAGACAGCGCGGCCTCAGCGCCCGCCACAACCCCGGCAGCACTCGCACCGCCCATAACGACGGTCGGGGACATTGACAAGCTCTTCGCCGAGTCGCCCGACGATTCAGCATCGACCTTCCCCGCGAGCACGCCGGAGATCAGGCAGGCCGAACTCGACCGGAACCTCCGCGACATCAAGGCCGGAAATGTCCCGCCGACCATCCAGGCCCCGATCGCCGCGGTCGATCCTGCGACGGGTGTCCCGCTCGACATGCCATCCCCGACACCACCCGTGACATCGGGCGAACCCGGCATCCTCACGCGCCTCGGTCGTGCCGCGCGCAACGTCATCATGGGCACGCCAGCCGCCGCCCAGCCCGCGACACGTGATGGCTCCGGGGGCGTCATCGAGCCGCCGCCGAGTCAGGCTGAGGTGCGCGCGACCGCGCCGGGTGGAGGGCCGTTGGTCACACCACCTCCGGCGACACCTGCGGTCACTACGCCGATCGTCTCAGCGTCTACGGTGCCGGCGCCTCCTGCCCAGCGCTCATCCACGCAGCCGGTGTTCACACCACCCGCACCCGTGACGCCGGAGAATCCTCTTCCCGAGTGGGCGGTCGAGCGCAATAAGATCACGCCGACCCCATCCAGCGCTCCCGTCATCAACTCGGTCAGGGACCTCGCGCCTCATGTCGCCGATCTTGTCGCGCCGCCGATCAATGCACGTCCCGCTATCGAGGATGCTGGTCAGCAACTCGACGCCTTCAGGGCTCGACTTGACCAGGAGCATACGGCCCTTGTGGCGGAGCGGTCTGCGCTGAATGCTGCGCGCGCGAGCCTTGAGTCGCGCCTCGGGCAATCACGAGCCCCAGGAGCACGAGCGGCCATCGAGGCTGAGGTCGCCAGCTACAACGAGCGCGAGGGGGTATTCAGCCAGCGCAGGGGGGCCTTCGGAATTGCCGCCGAGAGTTTCAACGCTCGCGCGGATAGGCTCAGGGCGCTGGACAAGGACGAGTCGTCGCGTGGCGGGATCGTTGAGCGTGGGACGCGCGCCGCCGTTGAAGCGCAGCGCAGCGGCATCAGTCGAGCAGCGCAAGCCGTCACCTCGCTGGGCGAAATCCCCTTGTACGCGGGGCCGGGCTCAACGAGCGAGCGGGTCAATGTCCCCAATATCGTCTGGCAAGCCTCCCTCAATCTCGCCAACGGGCTGTTGCAGGCCGGCGCAGCACCAGCCATTGGCGTTGGAGCGGCGGGCCGGGCGGCCCTTGAAAAGGCAGATCCAGAACTCGCGAGCACGACGCTTGTCGGCGACGACGCGACGGCGCGTGGCATCCGACTCGGATTGATGCCGACAGAAATCCCCGTGGATCGCACCCCCGAGGAACACGCCGCCCTTGGTGCGCCGATCACCGTCGGGGAAGCCGTCGAGATCCTCGGTGCCCTCGGCACGATCATGGGTATCGGGCGCATCGCGTCGAGCAACACGCGCTACGTGATTAACTGGGGTCGGCCTGGCCCGAGGTTCGGTCGCATTGAGCCGATGAAGGCCCTGCCACCAGCGCCACCCGAGGCGCTCTCAGGCGTGGTCGCTCGCCCTGAGCCGGTCGGTCCATCTGGATCAGCCCCCACCATCGACCTGACCGTGACACTCGGCGACATCTCGTCTGCCCGCGCGGGCAAGGCGAATCTTGCTGAGTCACTGGCGGATGCAGCGGTCAGCCGACTCAAACCGCTCCCCGCGGAATGGGATGCCGGTCGCCGTGTCTTCACGCTCACGGAAGACATCCCCGGCCATGCCCGCGGTGATGTCGTCAGCGCAACACAGGCCGCAGCGGAGGGCTATGACCCGTTGCGCCTTGCCGCGCGGACCAGCGCGACGCCGACCACTCGGCCGGTCGCTACAGCGGCGCGTCCTGAGCCGATCCTCATCGAGTCCGAGCCAGCGGCGGCTGGGTCGGGGCCGCTTGCGCCGGCCGCAGAGGCAGCGAAGGCTCGGCTCGCGCAACGGGCACCGACGCCACCGTTCGGGCCATCAGAACCACTCGCGTCCACGGCCCCCGTCACCACCGAGGACATCGACGCGCTCTTCGTACCGCCCGCCAGAAACGAGCCGGAAACGACCCCCGAGTCGGCCGATCTCAAGCCCGCGCCATCGTTGACATCGCCGGGAAATCAACGGGGCGCCATGACTCCGCTCACTCCCGAATCGGTGGCCGCCGCGCTGGAGGATGCGAACGGCAACTACATCACGGCTGCGGAGGCGCTCGCCGGGAGCGACAACCTCCTGAGCGTCCTGAACGCGGCGAATCAGGCCCGGAAACTCTCGCCCGAGTTCAACGACGCGATGGGCAACCGGCCCCGCACGGGCTCGATGCTCAAGGTGGAACGGGACCGGCTCGCGCAAGAAGACCGCGGCGGATGGGACCTCAACAACGACAACGACCTGATCGCCTTCGTGAAGAGTAAGGGGGGTATCCGACCGGACCCCGGCGGGGACCTCTCCGAGAAATGGGAGGCGATCCCGAAGGAACTGCGGAGCAAGACCAAGGGGCTCACGCCGTCGCAGATGGCGGAAGTCGTCAACGAATCCCTCGGACGCGAGCGCAACACGAATGTCATCAACGACGCGGAGATCCTGCGCCGCTTGTCGAAGTCGACGGTGCGCGGCGGAGCGCGCGGCCAGCGTGAAGAGGTTGACCGTGCGCAGGCCGAGCAGGAACGTCAGGCCGCCGATGCCCACGCGCGCTTCATGGACATGCCGGAAGCCGAACAGATCGCCGCGCTTCGTGATATGACCGGGGCCTCGGAGGCGGATGCGCGAGCGCTTCTCAAGGCCCGACAGGATGCCGCGAGGCCCGTCGAGTTCCTGTCCGACAAAGACGAACCGACCGGCGAGAAGGGCGCGCTCGACAGGGCGCTCCTCGAAGGCTTCCTGGCAGGACCGGAACGGGAGCCGCGCGAGATCATCCGTGAGGTGCTCGATCAGGTCGGCGGCCACGAGGCGGTCGCCAAGGGGATGTTCGGCGGCGATATAGGCGAACTCGACGCCTTCGTGCGCCGTGTCCATGCGGAGGCGGTGGAGTCGAGCAAGGCGATGGAGCCGAGAGCGCCCTATGGTGGTCGCGGCACCTCCTTGCCCGCGCGGGCAATGTTTCGCGGCGTCAAGGCTGGCCGAGATCCTCACGCCATCGAGGGCACCATCGGCGGCACGACATTCTCGCCTGACGAAAAGGTGGCGCGCGCCTACGCGGGCGAAGACGGTCGTGTTGTGCGCGAGAACCTCGGATTCAAGAATCTGCTCGCGGCCAAGAACTGGATGGAGGCTAAGCGCGCACTCGAACTCCCCGCATCGGCGACCATGCCAGAGCTGATCCGGGCGGCGAGTGACGCTGGGCACGACGGTCTCGCGTTTCAGGGCGCGCACGGGCAGGAGTACATCAAGATCCCATCCAAGGGACCAGAGCCCAAGACCGAGAAGACCCCACTCGGCGATCAGGTCTTGGTCCCCGACACCCCCAAGCGCTCGATCCCCACCGGGAAAGCCAAGGCCCGCGTCGAGCAGCGCCCCTTGGACTCGACGCCGCTGTTCGGACAGGACAAAGCGGAACGAGATCGGAATTCCGACGACGCGCAGGGGATGCTTCTTGAGGACCGCGCGCCGTTCCAGGCACAGGAGAAAGCGGCCAAAGCTCAGGAGAAGGCCGCTGAGGCGCTCACGAAAGCTGCTGGCGCGATCAAGGATGCGGCCGACGAAGTGCGGGCGGCCGTTCCCGAGGCCCCGAAGCCCGCGCCGGTCACGTGGGGCGGCTGGCAGGAGCGCTTCAACAAGGAGCCGCTGCCGCTCTGGTCTCTGACCCAAGACATCCCCGGCCACCCGAAAGGCTCTACGGTCGGCCCCCAGGCGCTCCAGAAGGCGGGATTCGAGGTCCCCGAGCCCCCGGAAGCGGCCCCGACCGGCGCATCGCCGTACAAGTACTCAAGCGTAGAGATCCGACTGCCGGCCGGGATCGGAGACGCGGTGCGCCGGTTCGCGCAGACGATCCCGCAAGATCAGTTGGCGCCGAAGGGTGTCGAGGCGGTGTCTCACGTAACCGTTCGTTATGGCATCCAAAGCTCAGAGCCCGACCGGATTAAGGACGCGCTCAAGGATCAGGGCCCCGTCGAGATCACGCTCGGCACGGTCAAGAGCTTCCCGGACACCGGCGACGGAGAAGTCCTCTACGTGGAGGCCCAGGGCCCGGCGGTCGACGCGCTCCACGAGCACCTGACGGACGCGCTCGTGACCGTCGACACCCAGAAGACGTTCAAACCTCACGTCACCCTCGCCTATTTGAAGAAGGGCGAAGCCAAGGCCCACGTCGGCGACACCAGTTTCGTCGGCCGGACCTTCACGGCCTCCGAGGTCGTGTTCTCGCCGCGCGATGGAGCGGAGCCTACGGTACTGGCCTTGCCCGGGCGGGCAGTGGAGCCAGCCACCGAAGCGCCGCGTGTGTCAGACACACCATCCGGTGTGCTAGACACACAGCCGCCGACCGCCGTCAACGAACCAGTCGCCCCCTACACCACGGAGCCCGCCCCGGCTTTCTTCTCCGCACTCCGTGACGCAGCCGACAAGCGTCTGCCCGCGCGGGCCAGCGCCGAGCAGATCATGGCGACCATCCGGGCGACCCCAGGCGTCAAGGCCGACGAGATCACCTGGACCTACCTCCCCGAGTGGTTGGCCGAACAGAAAGGCCCGATCGCCAAGGCGGACGTGCTGGCGTATCTGGACGACTACGGCGTCAAGGTGCGGGAAAGCCTGCGCGGGCAGGGAGCGGGGAGCGATCCGGGCCAAGAGGCATTCCGTCGAGCGTTCGAGCCCGCCGCGCCCGGCGAGTACGCGCGCACATTCCGCGACCTGATCGAGCCGCTTGGCTACCACCCGGAGCATGCGTCCTCGGGGCCGGGCTATCTCGTCATCCGCGCCGCGCCCATCGTCAATCCGGAAGTGGGCCTGGACGAATTGAACCGACGGATGGATCTGCTCGAAGCCGAGCGCGAGCCTGCCTATCGGGCCGCACACCGTCTCGGCATCATCGACACGCGCAGTGAGGCTGAGGACATGGAACTCGCCCGCCTCACACAGACCTTGACGATCATCGACGGACAGGAACAAGAGATCGACGACCAGATTCAAGAGGTCGTTGACCGGGATCGTCCGCGCTACTTCACCATCCGCGCTGAGGGCCGCGTACTGCTCAACGACGACGAGGGGGCCGCCGACTTCGATGAGGCTGTCGTGAATGCGTGGCGTGACCAGGAGGATCGCGCAGGACGCAGTACCACACCGAACGCCAATCTCTCGCCCGCCGAGTACGAAGGCTACAAGGCCGTCAGAGGCGGTGAGAGCTACCGCGAGCTACTGTTCCTCTATGAGAGGCCGCCAACAGAGCTTGACAAAGAGATTCGTGCGCTCTCGCGGGGCAGGGGGCGACCGGGCTCAGGCCATGACGATGCTTTCTCGATACAACCGGAAGACCAGCCACGCTTGGACGCGCTGCTCAGCCGTCGTGTCGGGCTACCCCGCCATGTTTTCCGGCCCCCTCACTTCCGCAACGCCGAGGACATGATTGCGCATGTCCGATTCGATGTCCGCACCGACGCCGACGGCCGGCGCGGACTCCTGATCCAAGAGGTGCAGGACGACCTCGACAACCAGATCCGCAAGCGACAGGACAACTTGAAGTCGATGGAGCGCGCATTGCCGGATGTCGCAGAAGGAACGCCAGCGCGACCCGGACTAGAAGGAAACATCGCGGACGCGAAGACCGAGATCGCCCGCCTCGAAGCCCTTCTCCCCTTCCGGGGCGGCAAGTCGAACGAGTTGGTGATGAAGCGCGTCCTGCGTTTTGCTTCGGAACAGGGCTACGACTTCGTGGGGTTGGCGACGGGCGCGCAGCAGGCGGAATTGTACAACCTCTCGACGCACGTCAAGCGGATCATGCTCTACGACGCCAGCGGCGGCATCAGCGTGCCCAAAGATGGACCGTTCGTAAGCGGGATGTTCGTGGCGACCCCGCGAGATCGCGGACAACAGATTGAGCGCCGCATTGACTTGGCGCAAGACCCAGAAGCGCTGAACGATCTCGTCGGCCCTGAGATGGCGGCGCGACTCCTGGCGCGTCCGTCTCGCGTGGGCAACTGGGCTGGACTCGGCGCGCGTATCCGTTCGCTGGAAGATCTGGACCTCGAAATGCCGAGTAAGCAAGCGCAAGGCAAGAAGAAGACCTACGACGAGATCCTCCTCGCCGTCCTGAACAAGCTGGCGAAGCCGTGGGGACAGAAGGTGGAGGATCGGTACCTGAAGGCTGATGCGGGATCTCGGACGATGGCGAATGATGACGCTGGTTCCGCAGCGGCGATCGGCGCCGCGCCCATCCACGCTATCGCCATCACCCCCGAGATGCGCGAGGCCCTCCTGCGTCACGGCTTCCCGCTCTTCGAGGACCGCGCGGCCTACGGGGCACTCCCCGCTGAGGCCAAGGTCGCCGCTGACGCTCTCAACGCGCAGGACATCCGCAACAACCCCAACTTTACAAGGTGGTTCGGAGCCTCGAAGGTGGTGGACGAGAAGGGCGCCCCGAAGGTCGCCTACCGCGGCGACAACCGCGCGGATCGCCTCGACCGTCTCCGCAAGGCTCGCGCGTCCAGCGCGCATGGGTTCTTCTTCACCGAAGACCCGGCCATCGCGTCGAGCTACGCCACGGGGAAGGTCGACCGGAACGCGGTCGACGACGTGATGGAGGGCGAGAACTTCCGCAACTACTTCCGATTCACGCGCCCCGGCGTGCGCGGCACGATCAACCTGCACGATCTCTGGTATCACCTGAGTCGAGCCGAGCAAGCGCGCGTCGAGGACGTGGTACGCAAGTCGGACTACACGGAAGAGCAGCCGGACGGCACGGTCGGCCCGCGCTACTGGGACTTCAGCGGCGAGCGTAGTGTGCGCGATCAGGCTGGATGGGATTACGAGATTCGTGACAACCGAGGCAACGTGCTCGACGCAGCGGCCTCGACCTACTTGGGCGGCGCGATTCTGCACGGCGATGGTGACGAGGCGCTCTTCCTCGATCTCCTGAAAGAGGCCGGGATCGAGGGCGAGTACGTCGACCCGTGGGCGGAAGCCCCCGCCGTCACACCGGTCTATCTTGCGATCCAGACTCCGCTCGATACGGCGGCAATCCCACCGGCCGTGGTCGACCGACTCCGAGCCGTCGCGCGCCGCTCACGCCGTCAGCCGAAAGAGGGCTACGGCGACCCGTGGAACATGGCGGCCATCACGCCGAAGGTGTGGATCAGCGAGCTTGAAGACAACCTGACGAAGGGCACGACGACCGCGTGGACCTCGATCCCGAAAGAGATCGTGCGCGCGCTCCAAGGGCTCGGCTACGACGGGATCAAGGACACGGGCGGGAAGATGGGCGGCCAGCCCCACGCGGTCTGGATTGCGTTCGAGCCGACGCAGGTCAAGAGCGCCATCGGGAATCGGGGCACGTTCGATCCGTCGAGCCCGTCACTGGTCCGAGAAGAAGCGACGCCCTACGCCGAGTTGCCCGCCCGGGCAGAGCCAGCTCCCGCGTTCTACTCGACGCTCCTCCAAGCCGCCGAGAAGCGCCTGATGCCGAAGATGTCCCGCGCTCAGGTCCTCGGGGTACTCGGGTCCACGCCGGGCGTCAAGAAGATCGAGATCCACTGGACCGGCCTTGAGGCGTGGCTCGCCGGCCAGCCCGAGGTCGGGATCAAGAAGACGGACGTGCTCGACTTCATCCGGGCGAATCAGGTCCGGGTGGCGATCAGGGAGTTGAGCGAGGCGACCTCGGAGACCGAGCAGCGACGGATCGAAGCAGAGTCCGGCCTCGATCTCTCCGAAGAATACGGAGGCATGGGCAGCTTCGACTCCGCGTGGGACGAGGTGCGCGCGCTCGACCCAGATCCTGAGTACGTGAAGGAGATGCGCGCCGAAGACCCGGACTGGGAGCCGAGCGACGAGGAGATCGAATACCGCTCGTCTCATCCGGCCGGGTACGAGGTGACCGGGAATCGTGAGAGCGGTTTCTCGGTCTGGGTCCCTGATGCGTCTAAGGGCGTCGGGCGCAGGGGCGTGCGCGATGACGGCGGCGTCCAGTTCGATCGCCTCGACGCCGCACAAGAAGCCGCTGGCTTAGACTACTTCAACTGGCTTGAGAGAGCGGCTGACGATGGGGCCGCTCCTCGTCACGGCGAACACGTCGAGCCCGGCGGTCTCCCCGGCACCTATCGGGAGCGGCTGTTCGTGTGGCCGCCGGAGACGCTGGAGCCAGCGCCGACATCTCGAAGCCTGTGGCGCGAGAAAGCAGAGCAGGTCGCAGGCGAGAACGGCATCGAGCAGCCGCACCTGCTCAGCGATGCCGCTCTTCGAGAGCGTGTGGGCGAGATGGCCGCACAGGAGGACGTGAGCGCTGTTGATCGGCCTCGGCGCGACGACACGCTGTACGAGCCCCCATCTTCCCACTTCGATCAGCCCAACCTGATCGCCCACGCGCGCCTGGACGACGGGACGCTTGTCGATGGGACGCCGGTGCTGCGGATGCAGGAAGCGCAATCCGACTGGCGGCACGCCGTCCTTTCCGAAGGCGAGCGCACCCCCGAGCCGCCGCCCGTCCTGACGGAGTTGCCGGAGGGGTACAAGGTGGAGTCGGCTCCGAGTCAGGTGGTCGAGCAGGGTGCCGGGAAGTTCCGCTATTCACCCGTCACGAAGGTCCTGTCCCATGTAGGGCCAGAGGGTCAGGAGTGGCGTCGCGACGGTGTCGAGCCGATCAACCTGGGCCTTTTCATGGACGAGTTCACGGCCGGCAAGCTATTCGACCGCCTCGAAGCCATCGGCGTCCTCAAGAAAACCCTCAGAAAGAGGTCCTGGGTCGTCCGTCAGCCTGACGGGGTCGTGATGGTCAGAGCCGAGGCGACGGCGAGTCGCGCCGAAGCGGTCAAGCGCGCCGTGAGCCAACTCAACCGCGACCGCCACAACGCCTGGTCCCGCGCCGTCCCGCCCTTCCCCTGGTTGAAGAACTGGCTGGAACTGGTCATGAAGGACGGGATCAGCGAGGCGGCCCGGACGGGCAAGCAGTGGTTCGTCTGGACGACAGGCAAGCAGCAGGCCGAGCGGTGGAGCCAGAAGGTCACCGAGAACATCGCGGCGGTGCGGTATCACAAGACGGGGCACTCGGACGGCCCCGCCGATTGGGTTCTCGACGGGTGGAGCGCCAAGCGATCACAGAAGCGCGAGGGCGAATGGCGCGACCCCGATGTCGTCCAGCGCGTCACCCCCGATGAGTTGCCGAACTACGTCGGCAAGGAACTCGCCCAGAAGTTGATCGCGGCGGACGGGGAGGTGCTGACCGGCCAGGATCTGACGTTCGGAGGTTCTGAGTTTCGCGCCATCTACGACACCATGGCCCTCTCTTTCGCGCGCGCGTTCGCCAAGCCGTTCAAGTCGCGGGTGGAGGATGTGCAGGTCAACACGGCGCCGACTGGCAACCCGCGCGTGGGCATGACCATGCACGGCATCTCGATCACGCCTGAGATGGTGTCCACCGTCTTGACCCACGGCCTGCCGATCATGGAGCCGCGCGCCCCGTTTGCCGCCGTCCCTGAACCACGCTATCCTCTCCGCGATGGAGCCGACCGGACGAAGAGCTACGCGCTCTTCCACGAGGCGGCGCGTGAGCAGTTGGATCTGTTTGGAGGGAACCGTGGGGAGCCAGGGAAGCAAGCGGAAACTCAGGCTGTCGAACCGGCGATCCCGGCTGCGCAAGGTGACACCGGAAGAGCTGGAAACGCACGCGCGCCTGTTCGTGCATCCCAGCCCGCCCTACGGGGATTCGACGCCGGAGCCGGAGTCCGCACTCTCGCCCTTGCGCTTGCCCGCGACCTCGCCAACCTCGGCTACGTCTCCCTCCGCGGCTACCGAGTAAGCTCCGCCGAAGAACTCGGCCCCCTCGCGCAGATCTGGCGCGATCCGCGCTACGAAACCTTCCGCATCGTCTACGTGGACGACGCGGGCACCATCCTCGCCCATGAGGCCATGACGTCTCGGAGCGCCGGAGCCGCAGAGGCGTGGAAGCCTGACGACGACGTGGACGACTGGATCGCCACGCGCCGCGTTCGGATGGCGAAGATGGGCGCGACCGGATACTACCTGCTGCACAACCACCCAACGACGGCCCCGATCCCGTCACGCGAGGATCGCGCGCTCACGACCAGAATCTCGCGGGCGCTGACTGGGTTCAAAGCACACGTCATCATCGACCACGGGAGCTTCGGCATCCTCCGCCCTGACGGGACTGAGGTCATGCGTCCCGTGACGGCGCAGCCGGATGCGCGCTACATCCCCGCCGTCCCGCACGACATTCTCGATGTTCAACTGACGAGTCCCCAGGATGTCGTGAGGCTCGGCAAAGCCATCGAGGTCCGCGACGGTTGGGTCGCGCTGCTCTACCGTGGCGCGGCAGGGCAGATCATTGCGGCTCAAGAAATGCCACGGGCGCTGTTCCTTCACCCGACAGAGGCGACCAACTATCTACGCGCCCAAAAGAATAAGTGGGATGCCGACAGCATCTTTGCTTATTCATCCGTGCGCGGCGACGCTGCCGTGATCGCGGCGGCGCAATCCCTTGTCGACGATGGACGACTTCGCGATGCGTGGGTTGGCGCTCACGGCGCGGAGATTCTCAGCGACCGAGAGCGAGGCGTGCGCGCTAACGAAGATCTCGCGACCCGTCCTATCGTTCGCTTCGCAGAATCCGGCGCCCCCTACAACGACACGACCGACGAGGATCTCCGCGAGCTGGGCCGGGCCTTCCTGACCGATCCACCAGACTACGAATCGTGGGCGGCGCAGATGCGGACACACGTGAGCCCGGCGTACTACGCGCGGCTGGCGAAGACGTATCAGGATCTCACCGCGTCGGCCTCGGATGTCCAGACGTCGAGCGCGCGCCCGACCGGCGTGCAGAATCCGGCCCAGACCGCCGCGGGCGATCTCAACGCCGCGCGCGGCATCCCACTGCCCGCCGGGCAAGCCCTCATGGAGCGACTGCACAAGATTCTCGACGTGCCGATCTCCGAGGGGCGCGTCGGTGGCGGGGCCGGGCGTCTCGGGTTCACGCGGCTCAAGGGCGGGCGTGCCGAGGCCGCTCGGCTCAAGGTCTCCGAGGATCTCTCGACGGCCGCCCACGAGGCCGGACACGTCATCTCGGCGATCGTCTGGGGTGCCCGCCCCGGCGCGCGCGATGCCTTCTACATGCGCCACTCGCCTGACCTGATGCAGTTGGCTGAGGGGCACGTGACACCGAACCAGGAAGAGGGCTGGGCCGAGTTCTGGCGGCTCTACTTGCAGAACGCCGACAGCACGCGCGCGATCTACCCGGACCTGACCCGCGACATTGAAGACGCGCTGGCTCGCGAGGATCAGCCGCTCCTATCCGCACTCCAGCAGTGGGGCGACGACTACCGGGCGTGGCGTGGATCTCGGCCCCGGGACCGGATTCGCAGTCACGTGGTCCGCGAAGTCGGCAAGACCCGTGACCTCCGCGGCACGCTGCGGCGGACCTACACCAACCTGCTCTGGGAAGGGGCCCCGCTGGACCGCGCGGTCAATACACTCGCGGCTGGGCACCCGCTGGGGCCCGAGCAGAATGCGAGCCTGCTCAAATCGGTCTTGGCCGGCGCCCCGAAGCTGGCCGAGTACTTCCTCTTCGACAAGAACGGCCACGGCGGGACCCTCGACTTCCACACACGCCAGGTGACCGGGCCGTCGCTGGAAGCCGTGCTCAATCCCGTCAAGGCGACCTGGCAGGACTGGTCGGACTACATGATCGCCCGTCGTCTCCGGGAGTTGATGGGTCGCCCAGACGACAACGGCAAGCGCGCGGCCGGACTCCTGATGCAGGTGCTCGAAATGAGCGCGGCCGATGTCCACGGCGAGCTGGCCGCGTGGGAGATCGAGCACCCGGAGTACGAGGCGGTCGCCGCGGCCTTCCAGACCTGGAACAAGAGCCTGCTCAAGTACCTCGAAGACGCCGGCGTCACGTCAGCCGAGAGCCGGGTCGCCATCGAGGAGGCCAACCAGGACTACTTCCCGTTCCATCGCTTCTTCGCCGACGACGCTGAAGCTGGCGCGAAGCCGATGGGGGCCGGGGGCGGGGTCGCCAACGTCAGGAGTCCGGTCAAGACCCTCAAGGGGTCGGGCAGGAAGCTCACCGATCCGCTCGGCTCGGCGGTCAGGAATACCTACGTGATGGTGATGCGGGCCGAGCGCAACGCCGTCCTAGAGGCACTCGTGTCGCTCGCCGAGTCGACGCCGGGCGGCGGGGCCTTGATCGAGCCGCTCCCGGCCCCACAGACGGGCCAGCAGGTCATGACCGTGGAGGCCATCGCCCAGATCCGGCGCGACCTGGAGCGCAACGGCTTGCCGACCGTCGCGCTTGACATGCTCGACCCGACCCAGCTCCGCGAGGTGGTCCGCACCTTCCGACCGGATCTGTTCCGGGCGACGCTCCCCGGTGAAATCTGGGTGCTCAGGAAGGGCAAGCCCGCGCACTACCAGATCCACGACCCGGAGCTGTATGGGGCGCTCGCCAACCTCGACCGGGCCAGCGCGCAGTGGCTCAAGCACCCGCTGGCTCAGGGTCTCCTGGTTGCGCCGGCTGCCCTTCTGCGCGCCGGCGCAACCCTGTCACCGGAGTTCCTCGGCCGCAACCCCGTGCGCGACACCTTCGCGCGCATCCTGTATACGGCGGCAGCCTCAAAGGTCCCCCTCGTCGGCCCGTACATCGACGCCGGCAAGGCTCTCGACGGCTTCGTCAGGGGGGTCTTCTCGGCCATCCGACAGGATGCCTGGTATGACGTGTGGAAACGGAGTGGGGCCGCGATCACGGCGCTCTCGTCGCTGGATCAGGAGAGTCTCCAGAAGCACCTCGATGACGTGCTGGCCGGCCGGGATGGTGTTCGCCTGCCTGGCTACAAGGGCACTCCGATCCGTTTCGGGACGGTCATCCAGACGCCGATTCAGTTGCTCAGGCTTGTCAGCGAAACCATGGAAGAGGCCAGCCGGATTGCCGAGACGCGCGACGTGCTGCGAGGGCTCGGGGTAACTAACCCCGGACAGGCGACCAAGGGGCAACTCCTCGAAGCGGGCGGTGCCGCGCGGGATGTCACCCTCGACTTCAACCGCATGGGCGTGTTCTTCAAGGTCACAGGACTCAACCGAGTCGCCGCATTCGTCAACCCCTCGTGGCAGTCGTGGGACAAGCTCGCGCGCGAGGCGGGGCTCGGACAGGTGCCAGCCGGCCTCGACCTCGGCGGTGGGGCTGGCGGCGCCGGCGGTGGCGGGCGCACGCCGCCCGTTGGCGGGGCTGGTCTCCCGCAGGGGCCACAGGGCCGGCGCATCCTCGAATGGCGCGCCCGGAAGATGCGCGGGTTCTCCTACCGGATACTCATGCTGATGACCCTGCCCTCACTCCTGCTCTGGTGGTACAACCACCAGGACGCTCGGTGGGTGGAGATCCCCCAGTGGCAGAAGGACATCTCGTGGATCGTCTTCTCGCGCCGGATCACCAAGGATCAGTGGACGACCATGACCGAAGATGAGCGTGTCGAGGCGATGCGGGACGGCATCGTCCGCATCCCGAAGCCCTTCGAGCTGGGCGTCCTGTTCGGCTCGGTCCCGGAACGGATCGCCGAGTGGATCGTCGGCCAGAATCCGAACGCCCTCAAGTCGATCGGTCAGAGCCTCGCGACCGCGGCGGGCACGTCCATGATCCCGATGCCGACCGTGCTCTGGCCGCTCATCAGCATCGCGATGAACTGGAACAACTTCTTCGACCGGCCGGTGGTGTCCAGGGGCCTCCAGGACATCGACCCGGAGTTCCAGAGCGGCCCCGGCACCAGCCGATCGGCCGAGTCGATGGCGCGCTCGCGCCCGATGGGTTGGCTCTCTCACGGACTCGAAGCCAGCAAGCTCGTTCCGACGTTCCTGACCGAGGCGATCCGGTCCCCGATCCAACTAGAAAGCCTGATCCAGGGCTACGCGGGGAACCTTGGGCGCATCGGTCTCAACGCGGGAGATCTGGCCCTTAAGGCCCTCGATGCCCACGGGCCGGCCGAGCCCGAGAAGACGTGGAGCGATGTCCCGGGCATCCGGGGATTCCTGGTCCGCTACCCGTCTGGGAGCGCCACCTCGATTCAGGACTTCTACACGATCTACGCGGACGCCCAGAAGGCCGTCAAGACCCTGCAATTCATCGCCAAGAAGAAGCCGCGAGAGGACCCGGAAGCCTACGAGCGCGAGCACGAGTTCGCGCTGCTCGAATACGTCGCCATGCAGGCGACCGCGAAGTCCCTCACGCAGTCCCGTGCCGACTTGCAAGAGATCCGTGAGGACAAGGCGATGGACGCGCAGACCAAGCGCAAGGAAATGGATCGTGTCACGCTCGGCATGATCGAAGAAGCCAGAGGGGCCGTTGAGGGTCGTCGCACCGCCGAGGCAGCCTACCGAGCGGCCCGCAAGCCGTAGACAGAGCGCCGAAAAGTCACCCCCTGTGGGGTAGGCGTCGGGATAGAATCGGCCGCATGGGCACCGACGACGGCGGCCGGATCATCCGCGATGTTGCGGAACTGAAGGCGATCCTGACCGAGAGGGGGCGCGACGCCGAGGTGTTCCGGGGCGAGATGCGCGATGGCGTCCGCGATATGAATGGCTTCCTGGTCGATCACGCCGCCGAGGACACGCGCCGATTCGAGAAGTCCGGTGAGGTCCTGGACGAAAAGGTCGCCGGGCTCTACGAGTACATGGAGAAGCAGGCGAACGCCCAGCGGACGAGGGCGTGGCAGATCGCCGGGATTGTGATGACGGCGGTGCTCGGGTTGGCCGGTGTCTTGATCGCGGCGCACAAGTCGGGGTTGCTGTGAGGTTTGTCGTGAAAACATTCTTGAGGCACGCTCAAGGAAAGGCTCAATAGGCATGCCATTCAACGCCACGCGACCCAAGCGCTTCACGGGCGTCCTCGGGGACATGCCGGCCTATGAACAGGCCGCCTGTATCGTCCTCTCGGAGGCATTGCACATTCCACCCGCGATGCTCGGCGCTATCCGCTGGCACGAGAACGGCCGAGGCGGCAATGAGAAGACAACGAGTCTCGCCTTCGGTGTCAAGAGTCTCGATGCGGCAGACCAGGACGAATACGGCGAGCAGGCCATGTTGTGCGCGGAGTCGATCAGAAACAACATCACGAGATTTCAGCGAGCCTCTGGCCACGCCGCGTGGGTCGGTGACCGGCTCTCGGACGGGTTCATTGCTTTTATGGGTTCACGGTACTGCCCGGTTGGGGCAGCAGACGACGCGGTTACTAATCTGAATCGTTTCTGGGTCGAAAAGGTCACCGAGATTTATAGAGGTTCTGGGATTGAGTGGGCGTGATGAACTACGGGGAAGCTATGACCGGAGTCCGCGTCGAACTGTTCAAGGCCCGCAACGGCAAGTGGGGCTTCCGCACCATCGCCGCGAACGGGCGGAAGGTGCTGACCTCGGGCCAGACGTTCCGGGGATCGAGCACGCACGCACGCCGGGCCATCGCGCGGGCGCTGCGGCTCACGGCGGACGCCTTCGCGCATGGCAGGGTGGTGGTGCGATGACCCAGATGACGACCCAGGAGGCGATCCAACTGGCGACCGCGGTGGGGGCCATCGCGGGTCCGCTGCTCACGTTCTGGGTCGCGTCACGGCTCAGAATCTACAAGCTAGAGATCAACTCGCGCATGAGCGAGCTGATGAACTCGACGCGCGCCCTCGCCCATGCGGAGGGGGTGACACAGCAGCGCGATAAGCAGGACGAAATTGATGCGCAGCGCGCGCTCGGCAAGGCCGAGAGCGTCGAGATCACCAACGGGTCCGACGTCAGGATCGTGCAGGAGCCACCGACGCCATGATCGCGTGGAAGTGGCTCCTGATTATCGACGCTGCAACGATGTTCATCATCACCATGGGCACCACGCTCGGGGTCGTGATGTTGGAAGTCGGCAAGAACGAGCAGATCATGTGGCGCTCGATCATCGGCGCCACCCTCGGGGCCCTAGTGGCCTGCGCAAACCAGTTGCGGGCCCGGCTGGCCCTGCCCCCACCGACTAGCGGCATGATCGCAGCAGCGGTCGCGGCGACCGCTCCGATCGCTGCGCGCGTGGCTGCGGAAGCCGCGGCACCGGCAGCGGCGCTTGCGGCTGCCCCGGCGGCAGCCCGCGCAGCAGCTCCCGAAGCGGCTGCGATTGCCGCACCCGCCGCCGCCGCCGCTGCTGCGCCAGCGGCGGCGCGTGAGGCTGCGCCCGAAGCGGTCGCCATTGAAGTCGCCAAGATCCAGATCACCCAATGACAGGAGAACGTATGAAGAGCCTCAGCGTGTTCGCCCTCATCGCGATCGTCCTTACCGGCTGCGCCACCGGGGCTCCGATTAGCGGGAACCCGGCCCAGGATGCGTTCGCGAACCGGCCGGTCAAGCTCTCGGGCGCGCTGTCCATCGAGGACGGATTGAAGGAAATGGCCTTCAACCTCGACAGCGCGATCACCGTGCAGGCGATCCCGGCCGACGACCCGCTCTCCGCGTGCGTGAAGGGGATCATGAAGGATCTCGGCATCGGGGATGTGAAGGACGTCGCGCCGTCGTTCGTCCCGAAGGAAGACACGCTCCTCGGCCGCGGCTCTGTCCTCTACATCCGCGCGCAGCAAGCGCAGCGCATGGCCGGTGCCGGCACGAAGCTCCCGATCTCGTGCGAGGCTTCAATCGGGAAGATCGTGATCGACGTCGCCCGGGCCAACGCGAAGAGCATGCCGGGCGGGGGGCTTTTGCCGGCCCTCAGGTAGGGGGAACGCATGATCGAGCCCGACCCGGAGTCCTGATGGACGCCATCTCGATGATCGGTCGGTGCGCGGCCCGGCAACTCGACGCCGAAGAGCACTCGCATTACTGCCCGCTGCATCACGGGAACTGGCGTGGGCCGTGCGCTTGTACGACACCGGAGGCGCTGAGTCAGTCGTGCCGGTCGTGTCGTGAGCGAGTCGGATGAGCACGCCGATCTTGATCTTGTTCGGGACATGGGGAAGGGCGCAGCAGTGGTACAAGCCGAACTCGCCGCTATGGACTGCGCTTGAAGCGCGCGGCTTTTCTCCAATCGTCTGCCCCTGGTCTGGCTTCTTGGGTGGCTACCACCACCCGATCATCGTTCCGCCCGCCTCCGACATTCGCGGCACGCTGGAGTTGTGGCGCTCAGAAGCGGAGAAGGCCGCGCTGTTCTGCAAGACCATCGGCCTGGAGCGGCCACATGTGATTTCACATTCTCATGCGATCAACCTCGTGGCCTTCGCCGCCGCGGGCACGGACTTCACGCCGCCCCAGCCATTCGCGACCGTGCTCAGTATTTCTGGTCCCATCCGTCAGGACATGGCGTTCACGCGCGCGCAGGCCAAGCTGAACATCCAGAAGTGGATTCAGGTGACCGATCCCAAAGACGACCACACGATCCGTCAGGGCGAGTTCCTTGACGGCCACATCGGCTGGAACTACCACCTCCCCGAGGCCGACGTGAACATCGACGCGCCGGGCTGGGGGCATTCCCGGCTCACGGTGGAGATCGAGCCCGCGTGGACGGACCTCGGCCTGTGGCGGGAGCTGGTTCCTGAGACGCCAGCCCCTCCAGCCGTGGTACATTTCGACCCGCCCTATCTCGACCGCGCCTAGCCGTTCTACGAAAGCGAGGTGATGCAGATGGATACCCCGAAGCCCGATCCGAAGCCGAAGCCCGAGCCGGAGCCTCAGTCTCCGTAGCGGGGTATGGTCTGCGCGCTGAGCATCCCGGTGAGAACGGGAGCGGTCCTTCAACAGCCGAGGCGGCGCAACGGCATATGGCGCCGTGAAATCCGGGACCGTCTGGCAACCTCCTCGGCGACAGTTTCGCCGGGCACCGGGTTTGAATCCCGGCCAGCGCGCAACCATTGACAGGCCGCATGAGTTCACGGTAGTCTGTCTCCCGATGGCACGACAAGTCAGGATGTCCCGACCGCTTGCGTCGTACCCGCTCCTCGTCGTCTTGCGCGACCGCGCCGAGGCGTTCGCTCGATCCCCCGACGATGCGCCCTTGACCGTCCGTGAGATCAACGACCTGGAGGCGCGCGAGAAACACGCGCTCGTCGACCTGCGGAACCTGATCTCGCTCCACGGCCTTCGTCAGGACGTGATCGCCCGGGCCTGTAAGGTGGACCGCACGATGGTCAACAAGGTCTGGAACTCCGGCAAGGGCGGGCGCGAGCGCCAGTGGACCCGGAGTCAGCGGGTGGTGGCGGCGACGTATCGGGCGCTGGAGTCCGCGGGATGGATTCCGGCATGACCTCGCGCATCCGAGCGCTGGTAGAGATGGAGACGACGATCAAGGATCGCTACCTCGGGCGCGCAGTCGAAGGGGTCATCGTGCCGCCCGTGAATCACTTCCGCGTGCTCATAGATCGCTCGATTGAGCAGGAGGAGCGCGGCGAAGATCCAGTGCTGTTGCTCCTGACCGCCATGGCGGTCACGACCGATCTTGTCAATGGGCTGGCGGCCGAAGTCGTGGACGCGCGTCGCGTAGCCGAAGCGGCGACTCTCATCGCTGAATCGTGCGTCCGATGATCGGCCGACCGTACCACCCGACACCGCCCCCCGCCTCCGTGCCACGCGAAGTTGCCCGCGCGGGCAGTGCGGTATTCCTGCTCGGCCTTCTCGTGCTGATCGCAGTCGCGCTCGTCAGCTAGCCGCCCAGCCTTTCCGCTTGACAATCGGAGTGAGTTCACAGTACATTTCCTCGTAGTAGGAGGAACGACGTGCCCATTCATGGCCTATCGGACAAGCGGCGGTTGGTTCGCCTCGGAAAAATCAAGATGGGGGTCATGGTGCAGCCCGCGCAGGGCAAGCCCTACCCCCGCGCAACCGACTTCTTCGTGGTCCCCGACTCCGTACAGAAGGTCTACGGCGAGAAACCGCGCGCGCTCGGGATCATGCTGCCATCAGACAGCCCCGACGAGGTCTTTCCGCAGGAACTGAAAGCCTACAAGGCTTCGGGTCTTTTCTGCGCCGGGGACAACCGCGTCGCGAAGCGCTGGCATGAAGGCAGGCTGGTCGAGCGCCCCTGCCCGTGCGAGATGTTGGACTCGGGAGAGTGTCAGCCGACCGCGACCTTGAACGTGATGCTCTACAGGGTCGCCGGACTCGGGGTCTGGCAGCTCACCGTGCGCCAGGAAGCGGCCATCATCGAGATCAACACGACCCTGGAGAAGTTCACGACCATGTTCGGCGGGCTCCGCGGCATCCCGTTCGTCCTCCGGTTGGAGCAGGTCCAGCGCCAGCGGTACGACGAGAAGACGAAGGCGATGGTCAAGGTCATGGTCTGGACACCAAAGATCGACACCGAGATGACCCTTGAGGAGATCTTCACGTCCCGCAAGGCCCTCGGCGCCGGCGTCGATCGTCTCATGCTACCCGCCATGGGCGAGATCGAGGAGGACGACCACCCAGTCACGACCTCCGAAGCCACTGAGAGCCCCCAGGGGGCCGTCGAAGACGCCACCCTGACCCAGATGGCACCCCCAGCCGAGATCGTGGCCCCTGCCGCCACCACGCCTGCGACAGACCTCTTCCCGGCCCCTGCCGCCAGCCAGCACGACGACCCGGCCCCGCCGGCCGCTGCCCAGGGCAAGGTCGAGGGTGCCGGCCTGCTGATGGACGAGTGTTTCGAGCTGGCCCAGAAGCTCGACGTGGATGCCGCGACCTACCGGGCCTATCTTCAGGCGATCCACGGGACGGTCGACCTGCCCCACGAGTCGGCCGCGACCGAGATCGAGCGGCTCCGGGACGCGATGAAGAACCCAGGTACGGCAGGCGCGGCCAAGGCGGCCATGAAGGCCGGGGCGAGGAAGATCGGTGGCGGACGATGAGCGGTCGAGTTGCCCGCGGCGGGCAGTTGGTTCCACCGGGCCCCATGACCGACCTCGCCGCCGCCCTCATAGTCCTTCACGCTCGGGGCTTCGCCTCCTGCTACGGCCTCGTGCCGGACACGGAGACGCCGGAGGAACGGCACGAACGGTTGCGGCATGGGTTGCCCTCGCCTCACGGGGCGCGAGTGACGACGATGGAGGAGCGGCCATGAGGAAGCTGCGGGTACTGAATCTCTATAGCGCGGCGTACGCGTCCGGCCACGAGCCCGAAGTGTATTCGGATCGCGTCGTGCTTCGGCTCTACGGCAACCCCTCCTCGTCGGGCTATCGACAAGTCGTGCGCGTGCATCTCGAGTGGGGCGCGCTGCCGTGGCTCATGCGAAAGCTGTGGGCGGCGTGGTGGCGGCACAAGGCGGATGTCCTTCGGAATCTGTCATGGATCGAGCGGGAGCTGGCCGGGGCCGGCGTCGAGAAACCGAAAGAGTTGACGACGTCGGACCGGGAGCGCGGGGAGGCGGTGGGGGCGTGAGCGCGAAGGACTGGCGGATGGTCGCGCCGTGCGAGACGTGCCCGTTCTCAGATTCCGAGGGCGGCACGCGCATGCGCCGGTCGCTGCGACCCGGACGCGTGGCGAGCATCAAGCGCGGGCTCCTGCGCGGCGACGCGTTCCATTGCCACAAGACGGTCGGACACGACGACGAGGATGAGGCCGTCATCGGGGCCGGCGCCCGACTGTGCGCCGGGGCGTTGGCGTGGCAGAACGGACGCGGCGCGTCGTCCAACTATCAGCGCGTCTGCGAATCGCTCGACTACGTCGCGGAGCGGCGAAAGGCGCGCCCGTGAACGTGACGCCAGCCGAGTACGCCCAATTGCAGGCGCGGGCTCAGTCACCCGTGCGTGAGGGTTGGCGAGACGGCGCGTTGAGCGTTTTTGTCCCCGGCATCCCCTACAACTTCAAGAGCGGCGGGCAGACGACCCGCGGCGGCTTGATGAAGCATCGTCGGCTCGTGAAGGAATGGCGGGAGCGGACGGCGGATCGCATCTTCGCCGTCATGTCGGAGAACGACCTCGGCGAGAAACGCGCACCCTTCCTCGCCTGGAAACAGAGCGACCCGAAGCGCGTGACGTTCACGGTCTACTCGCGCAACGCCTTCGACAGCGACGGACGCGAAGTCTGCTGTTCGCCGTCGCGCGATGCGTTGAAGGATATGCACCTCGTGACCGACGACCGCGACTCCGCGGGCAATGTTTTCATCTACGAACAGATCACGAGCCGGAAGGCCACGTTCGTTCGCGGCATCGCGATCCGCATCGAACTGAGAAAGGACTGACATGAGACAGAGAGTCATGAGACAGAGAGCAGTGCTCGTCACGACGAGTCATCGCGGTGTGTTCTTCGGCTACGAGCAAACCTCGCTGAAGCGCGGCAACGTGACGCTCACGGATGCACGGAACTGCTTGTATTGGTCGGCGGACGTGAAAGGATTCATGGGGCTAGCCGCGAGCGGCCCGAGCAAGTCCTGTCGGGTCGGCCCCGCCGTCAAGTCGATCACATTGACCGGCGTCACTTCCGTGGCTGCTGTAAACGCTGACGCCGAAAAGCGGTGGACTGATGCCGCCTGGAGCTAAGGCGGCAGTAGCGTTCGGCTCCGGCTCCGTCTCCGGCGACGGCTACGGCGACGGCTACGGCGACGGCTACGGCGACGGCTCCGGCTCCGGCTCCGGCGACGGCGACGGCTCCGCCTACGGCGACGGCTCCGGCTCCGGCTCCGGCTCCGGCGACGGCGCTTACTGGCGCGCCGCGATTGCGTCCTATGTCGGCCGCTGGACACCTGCCCAACGAGACCGTATGCGCGTACTCAAGCGGCAGGGCGCGACCATCGCCTACTGGCAGTCGGATGCGAACGGATTACCGGCGAACGGCGGGGCTTGGGCTTCGGTTGGCCCCGCTGAGGCAGGGCTTATTCAGCGCACCCTCGGCCCGCTGAGTCTCTGTGAGGCGGGCACGCTCCACGCCACGCTGATCCCGCCGAAGTGGGCAGGAACGCGCCGGTGGATTGTCGCGCTCACCGGCACGGTGGTCGGCGACGAAGACAAGTACGGCGCGCTGACTCGTGAAATCTTGGGCGAGGCGATCGGCCAGAACCAAGGAAAGGACTGACATGCCCGTCACCCTGAAGGATCTCCGCGCGTCGGCTCTCGACCGTGGACGCCAGTGCGCCGAGTTCGCGTATGAGTCAACGTGCGATCCGTCGCGCCCATTTGCCGTCGTCACCGCGAGGAGCGGCGTCAAGTACGAACGCTGTACGTGCGGCATCGTGACCGAAGTCCGGCCCGAGGCGGCGGCGCAATGACCTTCCTTCACCTGCCCGCGGGCGTCATCCTCGGCTACCCGCCCGAGCTGCCGCTCTCGCTCGTCGTGCACGGCATCGGCGCGCTCATGACGGTGGTCCTCATCGTGGTGGCGTGGCGCGTGTGGCGGGGATGATGGGCCAGATCACCGAGGACATCCTTGACGGCTCTCAGTGCAGCGGATGCGGCGTCTGTTTCGAGACGGAGCACGGCTATCCGGTGCTCTGCGGTGATTGCTGGTATCGCGCCGAGCACGAGGCACGGCACGGAATGCAGCGCGCGACGAAGCGGGAACTGTGATGCCCCGCCGCATCACGAACCGCCGCCTCCTCGCGGCATTCCTCGCCGGCCGCTCTGTCCTCGGGCTGGCGCGGACGTACGGGAGGACGGTCGCGCAGATCGAGGCGCGGCTGCGGCGCGCGGCGAAACCGTGGTGGGCGCGAGTTCCCCGCGCGGAAGCCGGGAGCGATGAACGGATGACCCGCGCGCAAATCTTCCCGTCGCCGAGTTGTTCGCATGACCCTCACCCTCGCGCCTGAGTGCACAGGAAAGGATCGACGATGAGCCGCTACGCCGAAGGCACCGCCGTCCCCGTCGAACGCAGCGAGGCCGAGATCAAGCGCGTCCTGCAACGCTACGGCGCGGAAAAGATCGGCATCATGTCGGAGCCGACGAAGGCCACGATCTATTTCGGCGTGAAGGGGCGCGACGTACAAATGGCGCTCCCGCTCGTCCGCAAGGGCGACGCCAGCAAGAAGGGGCAGGCGTGGACGGAGAACGCCGCGCAGGCGGAAGGCCGGCGCCGCTGGCGTGTCCTCGTGCTCACGCTCAAGGCGATGCTCGAAGCCGTCGAGTCGCAGATCACGACCTTCGACGCCGTGTTTCTCGCGCACATCGCGCTCCCTGGCACGGGCCGCACGATCGGCGAGGAACTCGTGCCGAAGCTGCCGGAACTCTACAAGGGCGCATCGCTCCGCGCGCTGCTCGCGGAAAACCCATGACCCCCGCCCTCGCGCCCGATCGCGCGCGGTCAAGAAAGGACTAGCGATGTCGAAGGTCCGCACGAACAGTTTGCGTCGCGATGCATTCTCCGTCTTCGCGCGGGCGATGGCGCGCTATCTCGACACGCAGGGGTGGACGGTGTTGGTCGCGGGCGGCGTCGGCATTGAGGCCCGGCCTCCGCTGAAATACAACTACCGCCTCGTGATGGACTTCACCGGAAAGAAACGAGTGACGCCATGACGGAGCCGAGCGCGATGGCGATGGAGCGGGCGCGGAATCTTGTGACCAGCATTGTGCGTAGCTCGGAAGGCGGATGCGGATGCAGCCTCGATCCGTGCGGCTTCCACGCGCCGTTCGTCACGCGGCTCCTCAGTTTCGCCGAGTCCTACGCGGCCGAGCGGGTGGAGGGGCTGCGGGGCGCTCTCGTACCCGCGTCCCCGCCGGCGCCAGGGCTGGAGTGATGGGGCGCGCTAGTGAGTGCCGCATCTACGCGATCCGGGATGGCTCCGGCGCGCCGATTCTCGTATGGGCGGACGTGCGCGTCACAGCCATGACGACGAAAATCATCTCGTCGTCGGATCGGGAGGCGTGGGGCTTCAAGACGTTCCTCAGCCACTATGTGCGATATGCGCGCTCGCCGTCCGAGGCGTGGGCGGGTTACGCAGACCAACTACGAGACACCATCCGTGAGCATACCGCGCAGATCGCGCGGTGTCGCGCACTGATCCCCCTCGCTGAGGCATCCGCGAAGGCATCCGTGCTAGACGCGCCGACGGCGGATACCTTGGAGATCGCCCCGCCCATGACGCCCGCTGAGCCGAGGGAGGAATGATGCGATGAGCCACGAAGACGCCACGCTGGAAGAGGTGTCAGACGCCTACCTCGCGCAGATCGCGCACACGGATTTCGTGCGCGCGGAATATCAGCGACGACTCGCCACCCTCCGCGCTCGCGTGGCGACGCTGGAGGGGGAACGGATGCGGGCGTTGGCTGAGCCGACGTGCGGGTGCCGAGTGACTCTCGCAGCTGGAGACTACGATGCACCAATGGTCGGGCACGGCGTGCGCGGAGAGATGATCTACGGTCGCATCGCCCAGTGCCCCCTGTGCGCGAGTGCGGGGGCACTGCGGGCGGCGCTGACCGATGTTATTGAGAGCGCCGTGGAGTTCGACGACGATCGGGTCGGCTACGTCGTCATGCAGATCGACCGTGGTGATTTAGCGCGCGCGCAACGTGCTCTCGCCCCGACGCCGGAGACGCCCGCGCGATGAGGGGCTGGATAGCGTCCCCACATGGCGAGTAAGCGACGACTGAGGCGGAAGGAATGCTCCAAGAAGGAGAATATGTCGTGATCCTCGAAAAAGTTTTGGACTACTACGAGTCTGACGATGTGGACATGAAGAAGCGCCGCAAGCCGGGCAGCGGCAATCCGACCGGCTCGGCCTTCGGTAAGTGCGCCGCCCAGATGGTCCTCCACCGCTACAAGGAGATCGGCAAGCCCGAGGAGTACCGAGCGCGCACGGTCATGACCTTCGAGGAAGGCGACCGCATTGAGGAGTGGCTCAAGGCTCGGATCGCGTCGGTCTACCCAGGGCTCGTCGGCGCCGCGCAGGGGCTCACCTACCTCGATGTCGATCTGGACGACGACGAGATCGAGGCGCTTCGTCCGCACGTCGGCGGCGCGTGGGAAGATCCGCATCGCATCTGGGGCGAGGTCCGACACAACTTCCAAGGTGGACGGCCACGGGTGAGCGCCGATGGGAAACTCGTCGCGCGCCAGCTCAACCCCAAGGCCGGATTCATCCTCGATCCGGTCCAGAAGAAGCTCTGGGCGCCGATCTTCATCGACTTCGCCGCCAAGACCGAAGACCGCGGCCACGTCATCGTGGAGATCAAGTCCGTCAGCGACGGAACCTTCCGCCGGCTGCTGATGGGCGAGTTGGATGCCTCGAAGAAAGCGCAGGCGGCCGGGATCGTGGAGGCGACGGGGTTGCCGTTCGTGATGATCGCCTGCCGCAAGATGACTTCGCATCTACTCGAAATCTCCTACCTGCCGACACCGGGCGGGGACATCCAGGTGCGGCTCATGCGGACGAATCGGATGGTGGACGAGTTCCGGGTCAAGCCCGGCACCGATCTAGTCTTCACGCCCGACGGGAGCAAGGCGACGCTACCGAACGACCAGGGCTGGGAGATCGGCGAGGTGTGGACGCCGCACGATCCGGCGCTGCTCTCCGAGATCCGCGCCCGCATCAAGCGCGTTCTGCTCTGGCGTCCAGGCGACCCACTACCGCGTGAAGCTGGCCCGGATTTCGTCTGTCAGAAGTGCCGTGGCCTCGGTGATCGCGTCTGTGGCCAGTGCCACGGCACCGGCGTCACCGCGAAGCTCAAGAAAACGTGCGGCCCTTGCGGCGGCGCGAAAAGGGTCACGTGCGAGGCGTGCGACGGGAAGCGGCTGCTCGATGAGGTCGCGTTGCCGCCTATGCCATGTTCGTATTGCGGTGTAAAAAACGCCTGTCTCGGCGAGCCACTGATGGCTACCGGCATCGAGGACGCCTTTCGTCTCGAAGTCTCCGAGGGCAAAGCTCCTAAGTGGATCGTCAAGCGCGCGGCGTGGGAGAAGGCCGGGCTCAGCTATGTGACACCGCCGAGCCAGAGGAAGGCGTCGCTGATAGTGGAAGGACCACCGTTGGCAGAACAGACGCCACTCATGGAGGTATCCGCATGACCACCATCGCCAAGATCATCCCACCGAACGTGACCCTGCTCGCGTTCTCACCCGCCGAGATGGCGACCGCGCAGGCGGACCTCATCCTCTGGGGCCGGCAGAAAGTCGCCACCGAGCAGGCCCGTGTCGACGAGTTGGAGGCCGAACTCGCCCGCGCCCGCTCGAATGCGTGGGGCTGGAAAAGCTGGGACGTTGAGGTCAAGCGCCAGAAGAAGCTCGTCGTCTACTACGGCAAGCTCCTGCGCGCCTTCCAGGCGGGCTACCTCGTGATCCCGGACTTCCCGATCCGCGCCTTCGCCATCAGGACGAACGCGCCGTCGCCCGACGAGCAGGGCTCGAAATGGCACGGCGACACGCGCTATCAGAAAGCGCGCCCGCTGCCGATCGGGGAAGGGCGCTACGTCTCACCCGAGCCCGTAGTCTACGAGAGCGAGCGGCCTGGCGAGAAGCCGGGGGAGATGACGAAGTGGTACTACGCGGGCGATTTCCGCGAGATCACCTTCCCGGGCCGGATGGTCAAGCCGGAGATCGTGGCCCAGACCGAGCGCGCGATGGCGCTGGAACTGTTCGACGAGGTGGGGTTGGTCGGGCCGGCGCCCGAGAAGAGGCGCGACCCCATCGTGGTCGGCCGCATCCTCGATCCGCGCGGGCCGCGCTATGAGTCGCCGCGTCGCGGCGTCAGTTATTTCATTTCCTGGTGGCTCGATTTATCCACGCTGTAGCCACGCGACCCGCTGCCCGCCGGGCAGGGACCGCGCGCTCGCGTCGCCCTGTAGTGGCCCGTCCACGAGCGCTCTACAAGCCCTAGCGGCCAAACGATTTGCGTTGACTGGCGCCGACGAAGTTGCGTAGCGTGACCGCGCGATGGAGCCCATGAAAAGCTTGACACCGCACGCGGCGATTTCGTAAAGTCGGCTCGTGAAACTTGGGGTGTCTCGTGCTATTTCCTCTCGCCGTCCACCTCGGCGCAACGCCGAGGGCCTCGTGATTCCCCAAGTTTCACAGTGGCACGGACGGCGAGTTTTTTAGATGCGCGACATAGCGCAGATACTAGGCAAGCTTGAGCGCATACTCAGCGCCCTTGAGCACGACGAGCAGCAAACCATCCTCCGTTGCCTCATGCTCCGTTACCCATCAACGAACGCCGTTCGTATGCGCAATGTACGTGCGCAACCTGCACAGCGTGCAGAACAACGTGCAGAACTCAGTTCTGAACAGCGTGCAGAACAGGTAAGTGCGACGCGCAAGGTGTTGACTTTACCTGCTGTAGATTCTTTAGCTTCTAAAGCAGTAGAATCTAAAGGTTCTAAGGCAGTAGAGCCTGAAGGATTTGCTGAGTTCTGGAATGCGTATCCACTCAAAAAAGACATAAATCGCGCTCAAAAAGCCTATGCGCAAGCTCTGAAAAGGGGCGATGCGCAAGCGATATTAGAGGGCTTGCGCAAGCAATCAAACGACATGCGCATTCGTATTGCGCAAGGTGAATCTAAGTACGTTCCGCATCCGACAACGTGGCTTAACAACGACCGTTGGGACGACGAAGCGGATGTTCAGGCGACGGTGAGCCCGAAGGCGACCGGGCCGGCGGTGTGGTTAAGTATGCACACTAACGGGGGAAGTAGGGATGATAGACAACGACAGGGCGAACTTCGCGCGGGTGATGACGAAGCTCTCCGAGGCGTTCAGCGAGACGGTGAGCCCGCTCAAGACTGACGTGTACTTCGAGGCACTACTGGACTACGAGATGGAGTTTTTAGAGCCGGCGGCCGAGTACATCATCCGCACCGCGAAGTGGTTCCCGAAGCCGGTCGAGTTGCGCGATGCCGCGAGCCTGTTCCGGGTGGAGGCGCGGCGCAAGGCGCTCCCGCCGGCGATGCGCTATGCACTGACGGGGCCGATGCTGACCGAGGTCGAGATCAAGTCCTTCCTCGACAAACTCCGTGAGCAGCCCGAGAACGCCGAGCGGCTGGCTGAGATCCCTCGGAAGGGGGCCGAGGCTCTCGAAGCCGACCTTAAGCGGCTGGACGCGATCGGCGCCCGCGACATGACCGACGAGAAGCGACGGGCACTGGGCCAGTTCAAGCGATACCTTCCGGGCCAAGACGAACGCGCTTGCTAAGTGAACTCACGGCACGGTAGACTGACCCCATGAGCCGCCCCCTCCAGATCTCCCGTGCGGACGCCAAGCGACTCGGGATCACGGTTGCCCGGCGGGCACGGGTCGTCACAGAGGTTGTTGGGGTCGGGGCGCGCCACGCCTACGCCTGCGTACCGTACACGGCCGAGGCATGGTCGAAGAACAAGGCGTGGCGGCACCGGAAAGACGGGCGGGTCTACCTGAGCACGCCGGCACGGGAAGCCCGCGAGACCCTGACCGCGCTCCTGCGACAGCCCGCATGGCCGCAGCGAAAAACGTGGCTCGTGGTCGACGTCTACCTTGGCGATCATCGGAGCGACCCGATCAACACCGTCGATGGTTTGGCCGATAGCGTGAAAATTGCCATCGGGGTTGACGACAGATTTTTCGCAATCAAGCATCTCGACTGGTTCATCGACCCCGAAAATCCACGGATCGAAGTTCAGGTCTACCAGGACGCATCGTGAGCTGCCCGCGCGGGCAACAGGAGTGGTGGGTATGCAGGTGATCGCGGAGCACGGACACAAGCCGATCAAGGCGTGGATTGACGGCGTAGAGATCGAAGATGCGGCCCGCCAGCAGCTTCACAATCTGGCGTCGTTGCCGTTCATCTACAAACACGTTGCGGTCATGCCGGACTGCCACTTCGGGATCGGCGCGACCGTGGGCTCGGTGATCGCGACGCGCGGCGCGGTCGTGCCAGCGGCTTGCGGGGTCGACATCGGTTGCGGGATGCTGTGGGCGCCGCTCGACGTGCGCGAGGAAGAACTCGACGGCCAGCGTCAAGCGCTCCACGACGCCATCGACGGGTCGATCCCGAACGGCCGCACGAACAACGGCCAGGCCGGTGACGATGGCGCGTGGGGCACGCCGCCCAACTACATCTCGACCGCGTGGGGCCCGATGATGGACGACCTCGCGTCAATCCAGGCGCGGCATCCGAAGATCACGCCGCGCGTCGAGCCGGTGCATCAACTCGGGACGCTCGGGACCGGCAACCACTTTGTCGAGGTGGTGGTCGATGAGACCGGCCGTGCCGGGATCATGCTGCATTCGGGGAGTCGCGGCATCGGCAATCTCATCGGACGCTACTTCATCGAGCGCGCCAAGCGCGCCATGGAGCGGTACTTCATCACGTTGCCCGACGCGGACCTAGCCTACCTGCCCGAGCTCGACAGTGCCGGCCAGCCCGACAAGGATTTCGTGGACTACATGGACGCGGTGTGGTGGGCGCAAGAGTTCGCCGCCAAGAACCGATCGCTCATGCTGCGCGCCGCTCTGGCGGTGATGGGGAGCGTGCTCGGGCGCGAGGTCAGCGTCGGCGGGCCCGGCGCGGTCCAATGTCACCACAACTACATCGCCCGTGAGAACCACTACGGGGACAACGTACTCGTGACGCGCAAGGGGGCCGTGCGGGCTCGCGTCGGCGATCTCGGGATCATCCCCGGCGCGATGGGACGTCAGAGCTTCATCGTCCGCGGCAAGGGCAACCCGGAGAGCTTCATGTCGTGTAGCCACGGGGCCGGGCGCGCGATGAGCCGAACGCAAGCGCGCGCGAGGTTCACCGTCGAGCAGCATCAGGCCGACACGGAGGGCATCGCGTGCCGCAAGGACGCGAGCGTGCTGGACGAAACGCCACGAGCGTACAAGTCGATTGAAGCGGTCATGGCCGCTCAGTCTGATCTGGTGGAGATCGTCCACACCCTGCGCGCCGTCGTGTGCGTGAAGGGATGAAAACCATCGCCTTCGTGGTCCTCCTGTACGAATCAGGCGGCGCCCTCTCGGACGTCGCCATCCGCCACAATCGCGCCTCCGCGAAAGGGATCGGAGAAACGTGGACCGGCCGCTCGGACTGGCGCAAACAAGCCGACAAGCGCACCGTCACCGTGTCGGGGAACGAGGGGCGAGTCGCGCACGTGTACGAAAGGGAAATCGCATGAGCGGCGAGTCTACGTCCTGGCATTCCTATCCGTCGAGCTTCGCGCTGGGTCATCGTGCGCTCGCCGATCTCCTACTCGATCCGGTACTCGTAGAGGAGAAGGTAGACGGCAGCCAGTTTTCGTGGGGACTCTTCCCCCGCGAAGACGATCCGTTCATGTGGGAGGGGTTGCGGTGCCGATCGAAGGGCGCGCAACTCAACCTCCTCGCGCCGGAGAAAATGTTCGAGCGCGCGATCGACACCGTCAAGGCGATGCGTGGTCAGCTCCAGCCCGGCTGGACCTATCGCGCGGAATATATGGCGAAGCCTCATCACAACGCGCTCACCTACGATCGCGTACCCGCCCAGCACCTCATCCTTTTCGACATCAACCCAGGGCACGAGGAATATCTGTCGTGGGACGACAAGGCCCGAGAGGCTGAGCGGCTCGGGCTGGAGGTCGTGCCGCGGCTCTTCTACGGGATACTCACCGACGTCGAGATGCTGCGAGAGATGCTGAGCCGGGTGTCGATCCTCGGGGGCCAAACGATCGAGGGTGTCGTCATCAAGAATCCGGCGCGGTTCGGACTCGACAAGAAGATCCTGATCGGAAAGTACGTCTCGGAGGCGTTCAAGGAAGTTCACGCGGCCGAGTGGAAAGCCGCCAACCCGAAGAGCGGCGACATCATCGAGATGCTGATCCGCCAGTACGCATCACCGGCGCGCTGGCAAAAGGGACTCCAACACCTCCGAGAGGCCGGACAGATCACAGATAGCCCGAAGGACATCGGCCTCCTCATGCGCGAGATCCCCGAGGACATCGCCAAGGAAGCCGAGGACGAGATCAAGGCGCGCCTCTGGTCGTGGGCGTGGCCGAAGATCCGACGTGGCGTCGCCGCTGGCCTCCCGAACTGGTACAAAGACTCGATTCTGCTCCCGAAGCAATTTGAGGAAGCCGCGCCAGAGGAGACCCAATGAAGAAGAAGCGCACGCGGCGCGCGAACGACTCGGCGCCTCCGGTGACACCCGCAACGGCCCCGCCATCAGACGCGGTGGCCGCGACACCTGTCGTCAGCGATTCCGAGGGGCACCCGGAACGACAGGATTCGGGGAGCGTGCCTACGGAGGTTGCCGTCGCAAAGAGGCCGCGCACTGCCCGGGCGGGCAAGGCGCGGCTCACCGAGATCGTCGCGGATGCCGCCGTTGCGGTGATCGTGGCAGCGGCCGGGGCCGAGCCCGATCTGGTGCTGGTCGAGGAATCCGCCACCCACAAGACGGAGGAAGGCCGCGCCGCCCAGGCCCTCTATGACCGCATCCTGGCTCAGGTCCACACGATCGAGACCGGGTTCATCAAGGTCGCGGCCGACATCGCGGAGGCGTACCGGACACGGATCTGGGAGTTCTTCGGCGACGAGCCCCCGGAGCTGTTCTTCCAGAACAAGATCGGGCTGGGCATCCGCACGATCCTGCGCTTGAAGGCGATCCACGAGGCGCTGGACCGGCTCCCGATCGAGGAGCGGCTCGGGGCCGAGCTGGCCTTGGCGAAGATCGGGAGTCACAAGGCGGCCGTCTTGGCCCCGGTAATCGGCAACCATGAGAAGCCCTTGGGGGAGTGGCTGGTCATCGCGGCCGACCCGAGGACCACCGAGAAGACCCTCCAGGCCGCTGTCAGTGTCGCGACCGGGGCCACACGGCAGGCCCGTGCTGGCTCGGAGCGGGACTTTGGGCAGGAGTTCCTTGACCGGACCATCGGGGGGCTCTCACCGCGTCACCAGGGGCAAGCGCGGGCCGTCTGGATGGCCTATTCCGGGTGGCTCGCCTCCCAGGCGGGGCGCGACAAGCCGTTCGATCCCCGGGCGACCTTCGTGGTCATGATCGAGCGAGCGCAGCATGAGATGGGTGAGGCCGGGATCGAGATCGCGGTGACGGCATGACAGACCACCTCGAAGAGCTGCCCGAGATCGAAGCGCAGGCCGCCGCCGTGGCCCAGAGAGTTCCATTGATTGCCATCACCGACCAGGCGAGCTTCGACTTGGCGACTGAGGACCGACGGGACATCAAGCGACGCCTCGCCCGGATCGCCGAGCTGATGGACGACATCTGCGACAGCGCGCATAAGGCGTGGAAGACAGCGGTAGCGAAACGTGATGGGTTGCGCGCGCCGTTCCTGGAGGCGGATAAGGCGTATTCGCGAGCACAGGGCGCCTACGAGGAAGGGCAGACGAGGATTCGGCGCGAAGCCGAAGAGACGACTCGGCGCGAACGCGAGCGCCTGGAAACTGAAGAGCGGGATCGGGTCGCAGCCGAAAGCGCTAGGCTTCGACGGGAAGCCGAGGAGCGCCTGTTCGCCGAGGCGGTAGAGGCGGAGTCGGTTGGGGATACGCCGACCGTCGTGCGGCTGCTGGAGACGCCGATCGAGACGCCTCTCGTTGAAGCTCGACCGGTCGCGGCCCCGGTGGTCCAGCTCGTCGCGAAGCCTGTCGCAAGAGGCGTGAGTTTCCGATCGGATTGGGACTTCGTGATTGTCGACGAGGCGAGCATCCCGCGCGAGTATCTGATCCCCGACCACGTGAAAATACGCAAGGCGGTGAAGGCCATGCGCGGCGAGACGGCTATCCCCGGCGTCAAAGCGACTGAGACGAGGATCGCCGTTCAGAGACAGGGCTGATGCCGCTCCCCCGGAAGAAGCCTATGGCACCTCGCCAGTGCGGCATCGGCCGCTCAACCGAAAGCGGCAAGACGCTCTACTGTCTCCTCGACAAGGGTCACAAGGACGACTGCCGTTGGGATCTGCCGCGCCCGGCCCCGCCGATCCAGAAGGGCGACACGATCATCCTGGCTGGGCGCGTGGTGGGGTTCCAGGCGATCGAGGCGCGCGTGCTGGACATCGAACGCGAGGCGAGTCTTTTCGACCTCGACGGGAAGCCGCTCAAGCATGGCGCGACCGTCGTCAAGTACGACACCGTACTGACCCTGGTGGACATCCGCACCCCCGTGCGCACCATCTGGAACAGGATGCGCCCCAAGGTCACGTTGAGCGTCACGTTCGATGCGTCCGGCGAAGAAGGGATGGTCTCGCGTCGGCTCACCATCGCGGAGCTGCGTGCGTGGGCGATCCAGTGCCCGGTCGACGGAATCGTGTCTGAGTGGCTGCTCGAACACTTGTCACGGGGACCGATGTCGTGACCCGCGGTAAGGGCCTCTCCCGGAAGAAGCCCATGAACCGCGGCAAGGGGTTCTCCAAGACCCCGGTGGCGAAGCTCTGGAAGGCACTCGAAGCTGCCGCCCGCGCGGGCAAGCCGACGAGGCCCCGCACGCGCCTGCGCCGCCGCCGCGACGACGCCGAGACGCGAGCGGCGGACGCGGCCTATCGAGCGACGTGCGCGGACCTAGCAAGGATCTGTAGAGGGCGATGCGAAAATCCGCTGTGCCCCGGCGAGCACCATGTCTCGGAGCCGCTCGATGCGAACCATGTCAGGAAGCGCTGGCGCTATGGCCGAAAAACCCAAGCGCAGCGGGACGACCGCTCCAATCTGACGATGTTGCGGAGAGGCTGTCACGAGTGGAGCGACGAAAGTATCGCGGGCTATCGCGGTCGGCTGTCAATCATCCCGTGGGGCAACGAGAGGTTCGAGTTCGTCGTGACACGGCTACGAGGCGGCGAGGAGATCGCAGAGCGCGCGATCTACACTCGCGCCAAGGAGAATCGCTTATGAGCGGCGCCATTCACGGACCCTGGTTCTCAGGCAAGGGCTGGATCGACGGCGGGGACAACCGACTTTTACCCGTCGAGCGTGGGGAGCCGCGTACCTCCATCCAGGAGCGCCTCGAAGGTCGCCAGATCGCTCGGATGCACGACCTCATCACGCCGGCCGACGAGCACGGGCTCGGGTTCGAGCTGACCTCGGGGGCCCGCATGGTCATCTGGTCCGCCCGCGATTTCGACGCGCGCACGTATCAGTGGCGCGTCGTGTTCCGCTGGATACCCCCGATGAAGATCTGGACCCCGACGAGCGTCCGTCACTTCGGCAACGAGCGGCGCAACGCCTTGAAGCCCGAGGACCGCGCCGACGCGCTTCAGGAGCGCGTGGAGGGCCAGTGGATCGAGCACGTCGGCCCGACCTACGAGCCCAACGCCTACGGGGGCGAGACGGTCGTGTTCCACTTCCGGGGCGGGGCGAAGTTCACGCTGGACGCCTGCCCGCCGGGCAAGGAATCGAAGGACACCTCGGACATGCGGTTCGCGTTCGTCGATGCGCCCGCGAAGACATACACGGGCGGGCCGCTCATTATCGCGCCCTAATCCTCCTCGCGCATCCGATCCACCGCGAGATCGTCTGCGTCTGAGCGCCCTCGCAACTCGTCTTCTGCCGCGGCTTCGAGCACCGCGTCGATGAAGTCCTCATCGTCCGTCACGTCGTCCGCGTGGGAGCAGCCGGCGATGCTGTTGACTTCGGCAGGCTCGGTCGGATCGTCTCGATGACCGCGCGACCCCGGCGTGACCGTTGCCGTGAGAGGGGCTTCACAGACTGGACACGATAGCTCAACGGTGACGGTCCTCATAGAACCTCCTCGGCGCGGAAACCCCGCACCCGACATACCTGGTGCTCCTTGATTGTGGCCTCATAGGGTACGCGGACCAAGCACTGAGCGGCGCGGGAACTCCACGTCACAGTGACGACGAGGAGCCGGTTCCCACGGACCCCCTTGGAGATGCGGATGATCTCGCCCTCCCACGTCCTGAACCGCTTGAGCCGAGCCGTCACGCGCTCCCCGGCCTTCCACGACCAGCGGGCCGAGCGCGCGTTCGTCATTGAGGCGAGTCGGGCTGGACTCTTGGACTGGCCGCCCTTCTTGCCGGCGCACCGCATACAGGTCATCGTGCCGCCGCACTTTGGGCAACGGTTCGCCGTTTTCACAGCGCTGCGGCTCCGTGATGATCCTTGCCCGCCGGGCAGTGGGCGTCGCGGACGACCGTGAGGCGCTTCCAGGGGATCTTGACCTCGCGGCCAGCGACGTAGACGACCGCCGACCGCGCGCTGTGGCCGACGATGCGACCTTCTTGTCTGGATAGCGCCTTGTAGTAGCCGATGACGACCGTTCTCCCGACGTGGTGACAGATCCAGCACGGCCTCACAGTCTCGGCTCGTGGTCGGGGCCTTGCCCGTACTTGAGGTCGTCTCGGATCGGGGACTCGCGCATCGGCGGGGCGTTCTCGATGACGCCGCCGCGGGGTGCGATGATCTCACGCAGGCGCCACTTCTCGGCCCACTTGAGCCCGAAGCGCCGTACCATCTCGTCTCGCGCCTCGGCGTGCGTACCCTCGATGCGAACGAAGTGGTCGTCCAGCGACCAGCCGCCCTCGGGATGGACGTGCCCGAAGGTGAAGATCCATTCGTTCTTCATCACGCTCTCCGTTTCCGGCCCGCGCTGGCTGCGCCTTCTTCTTTAATCGTCACGGCCTTCGTCTTCGGAATCCAACCGGGCTCAAGGCAGATCGTGCTCTGCGCGCTGATGCCGTTCTCTGTTGTGAGCCAGAGCGCGTAGCCATCGAAGGACACGTAGCAGCCGTCACCGAGGTACGCCTTGTTCATGGCTGCTTGCATATAAAGCCTCCACCGATCGGGCACCGAGACACTCCGAGCGAACGCGGGGTGGTCTCCGAATCGCTCTCGAAGCATCGTGGCGAAACGCCGACGCCCTTGATGTAGTTCGGCCGCGTGCGCTCGCAGGCGTCCTTCGTCACGAACGGCCCCATGTTGAAGTTGATCGGCGTGTACGCCGTGAAAAACCACCCGAGCAGGACGATGGTCTTCGCTGTTCTCATGCCTGACCTCCCTCGCCGAGCGCCAGCGGCGGCACGACTCCGAGCGCTTCGAGTCCGGCGGTCTTGACGGCTGCGTTGAGATGGGCGTGGATCTCTGCCTTGGCGGCCTCTACGGTCTGGTCCATGTGCTCTCCGAACTGGCGCGCCACGAAGTCCAAGTTGTCGCCGATAGCCATCGAGACTTGATGCAGTTCGTCCCGAAGGGCTTTCTTGCCCGCACCATCTTCGACCAGCTTCTGCAAGGTCGCTACGCGCTCGCGGAGTTGCGCGAGCTTCTGATCCATCTCGGCCGAGAACTGCTCGGTGCGCGGCGCCGGATCGGGCAGGCGCGAGACCGGCCCCGACTCCACGCGCCGGATCGTGCAGGGCACGCCGCTACCACTCCCGACCGAGGACACATAGGTCGCCCACTGAGCCTCCGACATATCGACCTCGATCAAGGTCTTCCGGGCGTTCCAGCGGTCCTGATGGAGGCTGCGGTGCAGTTCGGCCACCGAGATTTCGATGATGACGCAGCGCTGGTGGATGAAGTCCGACCCGACCAGAACGTTGCGTCCGGTGCCACGACCGAGACGGATCATCCCGTAGGCCGGGTGATGCTCGACGGTCTCGTGGTCACCGCCCGCGCGCGGCGCGGCCTCGATTGTCGGCGCTTGGGGCCAGCAGTACGGACACGCGCCGATCTTATAGTTGTGTCCGCAGTGGCCGGGCTTCGTGATGCCGACGACAAAGCCGGGGCCGTAGGTCCCCTTGTAGGGCCCTTCGGTGATCTCGGTGACCTTGGTGCCAGCGACCAGGGCGACTCGACTCTCACTCATCGCGCCACCTCCTCCATCGTCTCGACCGTCTGCGCCAAGGTCACCCGCGCCCGATGCGCCCGGGTCTGTTCGTGTGACCGGGTCGCGCGCTCGACGGAGTCCAGCAGCGCCCGGGAGTCCTGCCCGCAGCCGACGCAGAAGAGGGTGATGGTCGTGGTCATGAGTGGGTCTCCCTGCACGATCTTATAAACGATCCGGGTCCGCATGTCAAGAGGCTGTCTCAAGAAGTCTCTCGGTGAGTTCATTGTAACCACAACAACCGTTGAAATCTCTGCCGCCAGGACCTGGTAGGAAGCGTCGTAACGGGGCTTGATGTCAGCCAAGTGGATGTGTATACTGTCATCATGGTTCACGTGAACTATCACCTGACTGACTCCCAGTTGGCGGCGCTCCGAGCGCGGTCGAAAGCGACCGGCCTCTCGGTCGCCGAGCTGATTCGGCGTGCCGTGGACGCCTACTTGAAGCGCCGCTGAATGCGTTTCCGCCTCTGTCCGACGCCCGAGCAAGTCATCGTCTTGGAGCGCCACTGCGCCGACGCGCGCTTCGTCTGGAATCTCGCCTTGGAGCAACGGATGCTACACCGAATCCGGCTGCGCCCGTCGCCAAGTTATGTCGAGCAGAGCCGCCAAATGACGGAGGCGCGCGCCGACAACCCGTGGCTGGCTGATGGCTCGCATGTGGTCCAGCAACAGGCGCTCCGCGACCTCGATCAAGCCTTCCGGTACTTCTTCAACGGCACCCATGGTTATCCCAAGTGGCGGAAACGCGGCGCGAACGAAGGTCTCCGAATCGTCGCTGTGCAGCCGGACGACATCCGCCGCCTGTCCCGCCACAAGGGCGCGATCCAAATTCCGAAGATCGGCACCGTAAAGTTCCGCTGGTCGCGCGACCCGGGCGAGCCCAAGTCTTTCCGCGTAACCCGCGACGCCGCCGGTCGCTGGCATGTTGCGTTCGCGGTGATCCCGCCCGCCATCGAGGGCCCAGGCACCGGCGAGGTCGTCGGTCTCGACCGCGGGGTGGCCGTCTCGGTGATGACGAGTAATGGCGAGGCGTTCTACGCGCCGACGCTGCGTCCGAAGGAATCCGAGCGGCTCATGAGATTGCAGCGCCGACTTTCGCACGCGATGCTAGGAAGCAATCGGCGCCATCGCGTAAAGCGATCCATCGCGATCGTGCGCGCCCGCGAAGTCCAGCGGCGAAAAGATTGGATCGAGAAAACGACGACCACGCTTGCGCGGCTCTACGACATCGCAAAAGTCGAGGCGTTGAAGATCGGGAACATGACGCGCTCAGCGCACGGGACTGTCGCACAGCCCGGATGTCGGGTGCGCCAGAAAGCCGGCCTGAATCGCGCGATTCTCGCCCAAGGCTGGGGCTTGTTCGTCGCGCGGCTGGAACAGAAGATGCCGGGCCGCGTCGCCCGAGTCGACCCGCAATATACAAGTCAGCGGTGCAGCGAATGCGGGCACGTCGCCGCCGAATCGCGCGAGAGCCAAGCGCGATTCCGGTGCGTGTTCTGTGGATTCTCGCTGCACGCCGACCTCAACGCAGCACGCAATATCGCGGGCGGGCAGCCCGTGACAGCGCGGGGAGCGCGGATCAGTAAGCGCCGTGCCGTGAACCGCGAACCTCACCAGCGCCGCCGTTCCGAGGTGGCGTAGGTGAAATCCCACAATTCTAGTAGTGGGAGGATGTCAACTGCCAGGCGGACGGATCAGATGATCTCGACGGCGCGTATCCCCGAGCAGGCGTACTGTACGAAATGCCACGCGCTCGTCGCCTTCGTGAACGGCACCACGAAGATCACCGAGGGGGTGTCGGTACGGACGGCGCGTTGCCCAGGCTGCGATCAAGAAATCGTGCGGGTGGGCGGCGCCCGCGATGGAGGTTAGAGTATGGACGACGTGATCCGGCTGATCGAGGATCGGCTGACCGAGAACAACGAAGAGCGCGCCCGACTGACGCGCGAATCGAGTGAGTTGCGGACCGCGGCGACGCTCCTTCGTACCGGCGAGGCGCTCGGGATCGTGATGGCGAGATTGCGCGCGGCCGGCATCGAGCCAGCCGACTGGCCCGTGGCCCAGAAAGCGAGAGACTGACATGGAGTGCTACATCGGAACGAAAATCGTCCAGGCGGAGCCGATGCTCGACACGATCTTCGAGTTCAAGTACAGCAAGAAGCTCAAGACGGGTATGTCTCGTGGAGTCCGAAGGAGACATTCGAGCGCGCGTACCGGCTCGTAACGGACGCGGAGCGCGGACTGCTGACTGAGAATCCTCACTGATCCGACCACTTCCGCGTTATCGTGGCGATAGTCCTGCTCCTGCTCAAGGAAGGACTCGGAGGGTTGGCGGCTCTTGCGTAACGCGAATCCGCATCATCCCGGGAACTTCAAAAAGGGCAACAAGGTCGGGGGCGGGCGCCCCAAAGGCTCTAAGAATGTCGTCCCCGCCGACCTCAAGGCCCTCGTCGCGCAGCTCGGCACGACGGACTCGAAGCTCGTCATGGACGCCTTCATAAAAGGCATCAAGTCCGACCCCCCGCACAGCGCCTCCTACATCAAGATGGCCTTGGAGCGCAACCTCGGCCCCGTCCCCAAGGAGCCACTCGACCCGACCCGTATGCCGATGTTCATCGTCCTGGCCCGCGCGCTCGGCTACGATCCGCTGGCGATCCCCCCCGACGAAGCCCCGGCCGTGGTCCACAAGGCGCTGGCGGAGGGCGCGCGTGTTGCAGAGGCCAAGCGGGTGTCGTCCATGCCCTTGCCCGCGCCGGGCAGCGCGGCGGCCGATTCGACCGATGATCTAGAGATCGTGTCGTAGGGCTTGACATGCGGAGTGAGTTCACAGTATAAATACCCGCATGAAGATACTCACCGAGTTCGAGGCGACGATCAGCGCGATGAGCGGGCACAACATCAAGAACGAGGACGTGCGTGTGACGGCCGCCTATTCGCACGCGAATGTCGGATCGGTCACGTTCGATATTCCCGCTGTCGTCGCGCGTGAGCTTCACATCGGCCAGCGCATCCTTATGACCCCCGCGACGGACTAACGATGGACACCCGGCCTGTCACTGTCACCCTGACCCTCGCGATCCCCACAGACTGCACAAACGAGCAGATCGACGCCGCGCTCCGCGAGACGATCGGAGAGCAGCTCGACTCCTGGGTCGTGACGGATGTTGAGGTGGTGAGCGCGTGAGGCATCGAGCGGCGACCTCATTGATGCTGATGGTGGCGTGTTCTCTGGTCATGGGTTGCGCTGATGGCTGGTTCTGCCGGGACCACGACGAACTCCAGTCGGCGACACTCCAGCACCTCTACACGCTGAACATATCTAGGTTCGACCCCGACGCCGAGATCAACGCGAAAGAGAAGAGGGTCATCGCCTTGAGGGAATGGGCGCGCACGCTAGATGATCGTTGCATCCGCGCCGTGTATATGGACTGGCTCGACTACTTTGATCGCGAGATCGCAGGCGCTCGGTCCTATAAGGAAAAGCAGATCAACGCGCAGAATCGAGCGCGGCAGATCCCGGCGCCACCACAATGAAGCGCTGGGCCTCGATCCTCCTGTGCGGCTGGATTCTGTGGGGGCCGGAATGGGTTGATACGTCCTCCAAAGTGATGCAAAGCATCGGGCCAACGATTGCAGTCGCTGGCTTCGATACAAGAAAAGAATGTGAGTCGGCGCAAGCCAATCGCGACAAAACGCATGGTGTATTCAGTCTGTCCAGCACTAACGTTTGGATCAGCGCCAATCGCTGCTGGCCCGCAGGCCACAAGCCATGAGGCGCGGGCTCGTGCTCCGGTTCGTGGACTGGCTGATCGCCGCGCTGGATCGCTCATGTGACGCGGAGCGAGAGCGCCGATGAGGCGCCGCCGCTCGACGCCCGATACTCAGGCCGCCCTGATCTTCGACGCGACTGCCGGCGCATCGCTCAAGCGCGACGGCATGGCCCGGGCCGAGCAGCATGCGGGCGCGCTCTGGAACGCCACGATGGACGGGATCGTTCACGCGCTCTGCGGATCGCTGACCCTCGGGGTGATGACAACGGACGACCTCTGGCGAGAGATCGGCGCGCGCAAGCTGACGCCGCCTCGGGAAGGTCGCGCCCTCGGGCCAGTGATGCGACGGGCCGCGGGGGCGGGCTGGCTCAAGCGGACGGATGCGTGGCAGCCCAGCGAGCGCGCGGCGTGTCACGGGCGGGACATTCGTGTGTGGGCGATCTTGCGGAGGATGTGATGGGCCAGACGACGGGCATCCAGTTCGCGGACTCCACGGCCAACGGCATGATGGGTTGCGATGGATGCGAGTTGTGGTTTACCCGAGCCGATGGTACTCGCGTCCGCATCTGCTACGCAGGGGTCGCTACGGAGAACATGCTAAGCAACGGACCCCGTAAGGGCTGGCCGACATCGTTCGACACCCCAGCACTATTCCCGGGTCGCATCGAAGCGACTGCGCGCTGGAAGGATCTCACGGGTACTGCCCGTCCACGAAAGCCGTGGCTTGATGGGATGCCGCGAGTCATCTTCTGTGACGACATGGGTGATCGGTGGACGGCTTCGCTTCCCATTGACTCACTCGCGCCAACGCTTTCTGTGATCGCCAAGAGTCCGCACATCTACCTGTTTTTCACGAAGCGACCGGATCGAGCGGCGACCTTCTCGCAAACGCACCGGCTCCCGGAGAATCTGTGGCTCGTGACGACCATCACCGGCGCTCAGGATGCGAGACTTCGAGCCTTGCGTCGCGCGAAAGCCGCTGTGCTCGGAGTGAGTTACGAGCCGATCCTGCGCGACGCAGGCGATGCCGTGCGGCGGCATCCATGGGCGCGCTGGTGGATCTTCGGCGGATCGTCCGGTGTCGAAGCCAAGATGACTGACTTGGCGGTGATTCGTTCCGGCGTAGTCGCCTGTCGTGAGGTTGGGTCGGCGGCGTTTGTGAAGCAGTTCGGTGCCAAGCCGGTCTACAGCGAAGAGATCGGAGAGCCGTTCGGACCCGGCATCTCCGGCGATGACGAGATGGCGATGATGCCCGGTGGTCGCCTGCTTCACCGACTCAAACTCCGGCACCCCAAGGGCGGCGATTGGAATGAATGGCACTTCAAGGATCTCCGCGTCCGGGAATACCCCACGGTGACCCCATGAGCGGCTCCCGCTTCATGGCTGTCCTCGAAACCAGCTACCCGGACCTGGTGAAGGCCCTCGCGGACATGGACGGTATTGTCGGGAACCGAGAGGTCGAAGTCCTCCAGGCCCTGTGCGCGAGCAACGACGAAGCCGAACGGTTGAACGCGGCGATGCGAGGCGCGACGGGCGACCTTACTGGGATTTTCCAAGACTTCGAGGGCAACAGCCGGGTCGACGCGAAGCGGGCGCAGATCCAGTTCAACGTCCACACGGTCAGTCTGTTGCTTAGGATGATCGAGTTGGGGGTCTGGCTCGGCCAGGAGAGGTTGATGTCGCTCAAGCCAGCGCCACTCCGGCACCGGCTCAAGATCCTCGAAGACGAAGCGCGTAAGAAAGCGGCCGAGAAGAAGGCTCCGTAGTCACTGCCCGGCGGGCAACGATCATCATCGTGAAAGGAACCCAATGCTCTTAACAAAACAGCAGTTACTTGCTCACCTCATGGCCTCCGACGACGACACCCGCTTCGTCCTTCAGCACCTCCAGGTCGAGCCCGGCCACGGCCCGCACGGCTCAGTCCTGGCGACCAACGGGCACCTCGCGGTCATCGTGACGAGCAAGGACTTGCCGAGCGAAGGCGACCTCCCCGAGGTGCCGAACCAGCGCGGCGCGGACCCTGACCGACCGGTCTACCTTCACGCCGCAGCGGCGGCAGCGGCGGCCAAGATCACGCCGAAGAAGTCGGACAAGGCCGGGTTCCAGCTCGGCCGTCTCCGGGTCGAAGAGGGCGTCGGCGCTGCGAGCCGTCTCTCGGTCGGGGCCAGCGACGGGATCACGCCTCAGCTCGTGATGACCGACGAGCCGACCGAGATGCGCTTCCCGGACATGCGTCCCGTGTTCCCGACCGAGGCCCCGGTGGCTTTGCCCAACAACCCGCACTAACCGGCGAGTTGTTGGGCACCGTCGTCGCCTGCCCAAAAAGTAGGGTCGATTCCTAGCTCATACATTTCGTGAATCACCACGACGAGATTGTGACACAGCACCTTGCACAGCGCCTCGTTCACCATCGCCACGGCCGTCTTGCTCCGCACAGCGTCACCAAACTTCCGCTTAATCATGGAGAACGTCGTCTCGACGTTGCTCCGCTTGTGATAGTGCTCTAGGAAGTCCGCGCGGCGATACATGAAGTAGCCGAACATCTTGTTCCACATGCCGCCCGTCAGTCCGGTGTCCGACGTGCGGTACGCGATGTACGGCGTCGCGCCGTGCGCGGCGACGGCCTCCGCGTTCTTCGCGCTGGCGTAGCCCTTGTCCGCCGACACTTCTGCGACGGCGAAGTTACGCGCCGTCGTGTCTACGAGCGCCGGTAGCTGGTGCGCGTCCGACGCGTTGCGCCCGTGAATCTCGATCGCGGTGACGATGTTCGTCTTGACGCCGCACATGATGTGGACCTTGACCCAATCGTGCTCCTGCCGCTCCTGCCCGTACTTGTGATCGAACCAGCGGTGAAACTTGTTCGTCGTGAAGCCCGACGAGTCGGCGGCGAAGTCGACTTCCACGCCCTTCAACGGCAGGCTGCTCCGCACGATCAGATCGCGGAGGATCGGAGTGAGCGCCGGATTCTCTAGGTAGTTGAAGATCGAGTTGTAGTGGGGCACGCGGGACACGTAGCCGCGCCGCTGCGCCTCGCGCAGATCGGACATGAAGCGCCGTCCGCTCACCGTTGAGTAGACCTTGAACGCGCTGCTGAATACGGCGTCGGCCAGCGGCAGGCGTGGACGGCCACCACGAGGCGCGTGCGTCTCCGGCTCCTGAATCCCCCGGCACAGATCGCGGAGCAGGACTTGGAAGCGGTCTTTCTCGCCGGTCTGCGCGGCGTTGTACGCGGGCCACTGTTGCGGGTACGTGCGCTTGACCGTCTCCGTCAGCGTCAACGACCGCGTGAACGTGACCCGACCGTCCGCACGCTGCTCCCGCTCCATCACGAATCGGACGGCGTAGACGTGCTTGCAGTCAAGGCCGCGCGTCTCGTAGTCGGGGCACGTGCAGGTCGCCCCGCGCACTTTGCTCAGGATGACGCTGTAGCGCCCGTTGCCGCTCTGCGAAGGGACGCGCCACGCGCCCTCGTGTAGCTCGATGCGGCTCCGCGCCGCGATCTCTAGCCCGCGCTGCTCCCGGCCGTCCGTCGTGTCCATCGTCCTGCCCTCCATGTGGTACTACTAATATATTACTTGAAAGGACATACAGGAGTCAACACCCCGGCAACGAATTACTTGACGTGATATATCAGCAAGGGATACAAGTAGCGTATGGCAAAGGTGACGTTGACGGTCCAGGGCTTCCGGTGCGAGCGTTGCAATCACCAATGGACGCCGCGCGTCGCTGGCAAAGAGCCAAGAGTCTGCCCCAACCCGAAGTGCCACAGCCCGTACTGGAACAGCCCGCGTCGGACCGAGAAGCGAAAGATCTTACCAAAGCGGAAACCTCGTTAGGCGCTACCGGATGAGGACCCGTCAGACCTCGAACCCAACCCCTAGTAGTTTACTGTTGCGTCCGCAACAAGGCCCGGGTATAACTCGCGCCCAGATGTCAGTGCTCGTGGAGCCCGGCAGCGTGAAGGGTCTCCGACTAGAGGCTGGCTTCTCGCTCGACGCCGATGCGGTGCTCTACAAGGGCGATTGCGTCGAGTTTCTCGGGAGCCTGCCCGATGGCGTCGCGCGCCTCGTCGTCACATCACCGCCCTACAACATCGGCAAGCGGTACGAGCACCGGATGAAGTTCGATGACTACCTCGCGGATCAGGCGAAAGTGATCAAGGAGTGCGTCCGGGTACTCGCGGACGACGGCTCGATCTGCTGGCAGGTCGGAAACTTCGTGGATGACAACGAGATCATCCCGCTCGACGTGGCCCTCTGGCCGACGTTCCGAAGCCTCGGCCTCAAGATGAGGAATCGCATCATTTGGCACTTTGAGCACGGGCTACACTGTTCGCGGCGTTTCTCCGGTCGCTACGAGACGATTGTCTGGCTCACGAAGTCAGATGACTACGTGTTCAATCTCGATACAGTCCGCGTCCCGCAGAAATATCCCGGCAAGAAATACTTCAAGGGGCCGAAGCAGGGGCAGTTCTCCTGCAACCCGCTCGGGAAGAACCCCGGTGACCTGTGGATCATTCCGAACGTCAAGCACAACCACATCGAAAAAACAGCGCACCCCTGCCAATTCCCGGTGGAATTGGTAGAGCGCCTTGTGCTCTCGATGACGAATCCGGGCGATTGGGTACTCGATCCCTATATGGGGGTCGGGACGGCCCCTGCCGCCGCGATACGCCAAGGTCGCAAGGGCATGGGGGCAGAGCTGCTCCCCGAGTACGTTGCGCTTGCCCGCGAGCGCGTCACCGCCGCGAAGGATGGAACGCTGCGGACTCGACCGATGGACCGGCCCGTGTACAAGCCGAGCGGTAGAGAGCAGGTGTCTCAGCGCCCACTCGCCGGAGTCTGAGTCGAAGGTGAAGATCGTAGACGTGTTCAGCCATCGGAATGGGCGGGACATTCTTGAGAGCCCGAATTTCAGTATGGCGTTTCACGAGTTCATGGAAGTCCTGAGCGGCCTACCTCCGTACCGCGCCGCCAAGCCGAAGAAGACATCATCGAATCACGTGATCGCTCCGGGCGCGATGAATCGCTGGCTCGACCAGGAGCTATGCATCGCGCGGGATTGGGACTGGCATCCCTTGGTAATCGACGCGGATCCAGACGACGAGACCCGCAAGAGCCAGCTACGTTCGGACTTCCGTAAGGCCCGCATCGAGGTAGAGGTACAGTTCGGGAACGTCGCGCGCTACGCCTATGACGTCTACAAAATGGCTATCTCGATGGCCCTTGGCCATTCCGACGTAGGGATCATGGTGGTCTGTACGAAGAAGTTCGCGGGCATCACGGGCGGGAACATCGCCTACTACGAACGCGCTGTTCGGGAATTGGAGCGGTCACGCCTGACGCTCATCGTGCCGCTCGTCGTCGTCGGCATCGAACCTGAGCAATGGGTATTCGACGCCTACCCCGGCGAGGATAAGGCTCCTGACGTCACGGCGAAGACCATCAATGCCGTCCGTAAGCAACGCGGGGCACCGCCCGTGCCTGAGGTTGAGACGGACGAAGAATTGTCACTGGGCGACATCCGGCGGATCGCCGCGCGCGTGGCGTGAGGTTTTTGGGCAACCGTGCCGGTTATTGGGCAACGGGGCGTTGTTGGGCAAAGCCGGCCCCGGTCGCCCAGATTCTATTAAGCGCCAAATACCTCAAGCTCGTGGCCCAGTACGCCGAGAAGTTCGCGGCCACGGAACGTCCGGCGATTCGGCTGACCTTCTTCAGCCCCGGCAAGCCCGTCATCTTCGACTGGTCGGACGCGCGTCACGATGTCCGCGGGCTCTTGATGCCGATGCTGGATGCCTCGTCGCGTCGGGATGCGGTCGCGGCGGCCGAAACTCCCGAGGCGCAGGCGTTAGCGGCGGCCACGAGACTCCTGGTGCCTGACGCGGCGGCGACGGTCCCTGGCGTGACCCCGCTTGTCCCGGACATGATCGAGCTGGGCGGTGCCGACGACGCGATGGCGCGCGCGGCGCTCAACGCCCGAGAGAAGTCCAACGCGGCCAAGGGCGCGAAGGCGAAGAAGGCCACGAACTCAGGCGGGCCGATCGCAACGTGAAAAAGCTACGCGCCCGCCTACTCCCGTTGGTATGCTGCGCGGTGTGACCATGCCGATTTCTCGTGACCATCCAAGGGGAGCCACCACCATGACGCGACTGTACTCGACGCTGATGACCGTGTTCCTGTTGGCGACGATGAGTCTGTCGCCGCTCGGGATCGACCTGCTCGGGGCCTCGCCCGCCGTCGCCCAGAGCCAAAGCCAGCGCTTCTGGCTCCAGGCGCAAGGTGACAACGGCTCCAGCCTGACCTCTGGCCGGTGCCGCATCCTCAACGCCGGACTCCAGACGGATGCGACGATCTACACGGACGGCACGCTCGGGACTGCGGCGACCAACCCGCTGACCCTCAACACGACCACGGGTCAGTGCGAGTTCTACATGAGCGGCTCGGCGGTCGACGTCGAGGTCTGGATCACGGACGGAACCTACAAGGGCTCGCTCGCGCGGATCTACAACTTCGGACGGACCAGTACCAAGAATGTCCTATTCGGTCGTGGGCACGTCATGAAGTCCATCACGGTGCCGATGCCGGCCAGCGCCTCGTCAGCTACGGTGTCTTCTGGGATCACGCTTCCCGTCGGCGCGATGGTGACGCACGCGGTTGTGGAAACGACGACGGCGGGCACGTCCTCGACGGCCCTCGTCGGGTTCTCGCCCGGCGCCATCAACGCGATCTGCTCGGGCGCCTCGACGGCCGCCATCGGGGTGGTCGATTGCAACCCGACCAAGTTCCTCGTGACGAGCGGGAACAACACGATCGCCTACACACCGCAGGGGCATGCCAGCGCGGGGTACATCACAGTCGTTTACCATCTCGGGTCGATCTCCGGGCCGTAGTCGCGCTTGACGGCGGCACCGGGACCAGCGTAGATTCAGCGGGCGACCTCGTGATGGGGTCGCCCGAGTTCTTTTCCACTTGAATAGATACCGTCGCTAGTCGCGTCGAGGCGGATACTCGCCCGAGCCCAAGGTCGCAACGGGCTGGGCACAGAGGCTGCCGATCGCCACGGATCAGTGCGGCGCGAACCGCGAACCGCTGCATGTGGAGCCCGAAACATAACCACGCGGGCGCATCCTCTGCTGGACCAGATCACCTGGCAGGGGTGTCACCCCTCGGGCCAGTGTGGGATGGGAGTAGGGACGCAGCGGAACAAATCTACTGCCCGCGCGGGCAGTGAAATGACACACGTTGACGTTCGGCTAGTCAGGTTAAGCCCCGAGACCGTGGCTCTCGGTACACCGGTTCAACTCCGGTACGTCAACCCATCTCGCCCAGCGAGACGCGAGCGATGCTACGAAGTCAGTCTGAGGCTAGTCAGTCGCCGATGAAAGTCGGAGGACAGAGCCTCACGGCAGAAGATCGGCGTGGCCCGTGGTCGGCTGGGCGAGTTCAATTCACAGATAGAGCAGTCGATGTGATAATGTCGGAGGCATGGAGAGGTTAGCGTATAACGCCTACATGCGCCCTTATCTGCGCACTCGATACCGAGAACGCAGGATTCGTATTATTGCGGCCCTGGGCGGTAAATGTGTGGTGTGCTGTGCCGTCAAGGGGCTCGAAGTAGATCACGTTGATGCAGCAAGCAAGGGGAAGGACTCTCGGCGTCTCTGGACAGCTTCCGAGGCTATTTTGCAACGCGAGATAGATAAATGTCAGCTTCTATGCCGTCGATGTCACGCTATCAAAACGCTATCTGAGCGAGGTCAGGTACCGGCTCGCGGTACACATGGGACGCTGTCTGCATACCGATACTGTAAATGTTCTGAATGCCGATCGGCTAACACGCTCTGGCATCGTATGAAATATGGTCAAGCCGCTCACTCGCCAGAGCAGCGACAGGATTAATCCAGCCCACCACTTTCCTCTTGCATTCCTCGTTCGATCTCTCGTACATTGTGTCGGTGAGTTCACGTAGATATTCCATCCTGCTCGCCCTCCTCGCCTGGACGCTCTACCTCGGCGGTAGCGGACGGAACGTAATGTTCTCCGGGATGACTGAGTGCGTGTCCGACACGTACAGATGTCTTGCTCCGGGCCACACGATCTGGTCCTACGATGCGAGCCGATTGACACCAGGCCAGTTCCGTCAGTTCTCCGGCGGGCTCGTTATCAAGACCTCCAAGGGTAAGGTGATCGTCCATCACGGGCCGTACCAGTTGGTCGGGGAGAAGCCGTGACGTGCGGGCGATGCGGCAGCGCGGGCCATACCGAATGCCTGTCGACGCCACCGCATGTTGACCACTGGACGGATGCGAGGCCCACGTCGCCGCCCGACTGTGCTCGGTACGGCGAGTTCATGCCTAACTGTGGGCAGTCCGAGGGCGAAGATTCGTGTTGGGCGTGCGGACTACCAGCAGCGCAGCACCACCTATCGACGCGTCCGATCCCGATGTTCAAGGAGAAGCCGTGAACCTCCCGGACGGCCTGACCGCGCCGCAGTTCAAGGCCGTCGAGGCCCTGTTAGAGCAAGACTACGGGCTGACGCTCGCCAGCGTCCCGCCCAAGGTCGGCGCCGCGCTCATCGCAAAGGGCTGGGCCGAGCCGCAGGTGGTGACCATGGGGCACGACAGGCTCGGGCCGATCACCGTCAACGCCTACCTGCTCACGATCCGGGGCCACATGCTCTACTGCGAGTGGGCCGCGAAGCAGCGGTCGGAGATCGACGCGCCGTGACCCGCCACCTCGTGTCGGGCTTCGTCGTGCTTAGCGCCTTGGTGGCTATGGCGTGGGTGGTGTCGGGCGCGATGGTCGCGCACGACGACAACATCCGCCAAGAAACGCGGGCGCTGCTAGAAACCAAGGCGCAGCAGGAGTTGTTAGCCCGGCGTATTTTCTGGCGCTGGTGGCTCGTGCAGACGAATGAGAGTACGGGCGGCGCGCCGTATATCCATACCATCGAAGTCTTCGCTGAGGATCATCTGGAGGCGTGTGAACAGAGGCGTTCGGAGATGTCGGAACATGCGGCGGTGACAGCGAAGACGGTCGGTCCTCATTACATTGAGCGCGTGAGTCACTGTCGCGGCGCCCATCTCGTCGAGCACAAGCGATGACGCACCGCCTCGTCCTCGCCTGCTCGTTCTTGGTCCTGAGCGCCGTCCCCTTCCCGGTCAGCCTCGCGAGCTTCGGCCGCACGAACCCCATGGAGGCATGGCCGACCGTGCTCTTTGTGGTCCTGGGCCTGCTCGGGCTCACGGTCACGACATTCCGGCCGGTGCCGCACGCCTTTGTCGCCTTCTACGCCTGGGCGCTCGTCCGGGTTCTGCTCGGCGGCTTCGACAACCGGGCGACGTGGTGCTTGTTGGTCCTCGTGGCCGGGATCGGGGTCTTCCGGCTGATGGCCGAGTTGCCCGCCGGGCACGACGTGGTGCTCGGCATCACGATCGCGGGCGTCGTGGCGCTCCAGGTGGCCCTCGGCATCCTGGACGTGATGAAGATCAACCCCTGGATCGCGGTCACCTACCCGGACATGGTCGGCAAGCCGCACGGGCTGCTCTATCACCCGAACCACTACGGGCTCTACCTCGCGCTGGCCCTGCCGGTCCTGATCGTGCTCACGGGGCATGCCTGCCGCTTGATGGCGGGATGGCGACGGTGGGGCACGATCGCGGCCGGGAGCTTCGTCGTCTCGGCGGTCATCACGCTCCTGATCGCGTCCGGGTCTCGCATCGCGCTCGGTGGGCTGGTGATCGTTCTCGCGTGGGCGGTCTCGATGGCGGGGCGCGCGTTGGCACGACTCGTACCGGACGACCGGCGCTGGACGTGGGCGGCTTGCTCGGTCTTTGCGGCAGCGCTCGCGGTCGTCATCTGGCGGTTCGTCGGCCGACAGCAGATCGACTCTCTCGGCGGCCGGACCCCTATGTGGACGGTCGGGGCCGTGGAACTCTCGACGTGGACGTGGCCGTCCTTCCTGTTCGGCGGCGGCTTCGGCTCGTGGGCTACGTGGGCAACGCATCCGGGCGGGCGGCTCCGCGGCCTTGGGGTCCCCGAACTCGGCATCCCGCCCCAGAACGCCTTCTCGGGGTGGTGGACCGAGGCGCACAACATCGGGATGCAGGTGACCTTTGAGATCGGGATCGTTGGGCTCCTGCTCGGGGCCTGGGTCGTGTGGGCGCTGATCCGGCTGGTAGGTGGGGGTTTCGCTGGCAAGCGTCACCACTTCCTTGTGCAACTGAAGAACGATTCAGCGTGGACGGTGTCGGACACCATCGCCGCGACGCGAACATCTGCATTCACGCTCTGGCCCGAAGCCTGGGCTATCGTGCTCCTGATCGGCCTCATGGCGATGCACTTCACCCTCGTCTTCCACCACGCGGCGCTGGCGGTCGTGACCATCACGGCGGCGGCGAGGCTGTGGGCGCGGCGATAACATGGAGACCGATATGGCAGGCCAGCGGAAGCGCATCACGTCGATCACATCCGCCGAGCGCGACCGATTCGGGGAATGGGTTGAGCGCTGGACCGCCATTGGGCTCTCGACGGCTGAGGCAGATCGCGATCTGTTCGAGCGCGCGGCCCGCCGGTGTTACCGCTTCGCTGATCTTACCGAACCGCGCGCGATTGTGTGGGTCGAATCGCCACTCGTTGCGTGTATCGCTGGGCCGCTCGCTGCGATAGAGATAGCCGTTAGACGGGGCTCGGCGGTGGACTCTGCGGTGGACTCGGCGGTGCGCTAGGCGGTGCGCTCGGCGGTGGACTTGGCG